GAAGCCTATTTTTGAGTAAGGAGTTCTAAATGGCAGAAAAACGAATGTTCAGTTCAAAAATAATTGAGAGTGATGCTTTTTTGGATATTCCTGCTACGGCTCAAATGCTTTATTTCCATATCTGCATGAACACGGATGATGACGGATTTGTGAATAATCCACGGAAAATCATAAGGATGTGCGGTGCTTCTGATGATGATTTGAAGATACTTATAGACAGCAGATTCCTTTTATCTTTCGATAGTGGTGTTGTGCTTGTAAAGCACTGGCGCATTCACAACTACATTCCGCCGGATCGTTACAAGCCGTCATGCTACGTGGATGAAAAAAGCAAAATAGGTTTGAAACTAAACGGATCATACACTACAGATCCTAAAAAGATGGTTTCCACAGTAGAGGGAAATCCAAAGAAGCGTTGTTACGACAACGAAATCAAACTTGATAAGAGGTGATGCAAATGCAAATGACAGGTTATGAATTGTTGGCAAATTATGAAAAAGCGGAGGACAAGGACAAGCAGATTCAGATTCTTGCGAATTTGAACCACATTCCGGTTGATATGGTGTGTTTTGTGATTGACAACATCGAGAAATTTGAAAATTTGGAAACACCATTGTCCACAGAAGAATTTGCAAAGTGGTGCGAGGCGGAACTTGACCGTGTGGATAATCACATCCATGCACAGGAAAAATATTACAGAGAAATTTGCAATGTATACGGAATCACAAGTACATACGGGAAAAGGAGTGCAAAATCGTGAGCAGAGGATACACAGCAGAAGAGATTGCAGAAAATAGACGTATAGAACTGGAAAAAGATTATCAAAAATGCCGTGATAAGTTTGATGAAGTAAAAATCAGAATACAATCGGTTGAAGCTGCAAAGTTAGAACTTAAAGAGTGCAAACATGAACATGAAAAAATGCTATCAGAATATCGACGAGATAGTGTAGACAGAGTTTTGTCGTACATTCGCACAAAGAAAATTACAGACGCAAATGAATTGGATTTACTACTGTGCCACTGTCAGAATAAGCTAAACGGAAATATTGATGGTATTGAGTTAAATTTGCACTATGAGGAAAGGAGCAAGGATGGAGAGACTGACATTTGTGACAGAGGACGGTGAGGTATTATTTCATCCAGAGGATTTGCCGGATGATGAGGGTGTGACAATTACACAGCTTGCGGTAGACAGACGGTTTCGCGCATTAGAGACTATTGCAGAAAGACTTGCCAACAGGGAACAAGCCGAGGAGCAGGGATTGCTCCTGCGGTTGCCGTGCAAGGTGGGAGATACCGTTTATGTAGATAGTACGATTCTTCCAATAGAGGATATGGAGTGTTATGAGGACATTGATAATAAGATTCCATTATATTTCCCAGCAAGAGTTGTTTCATTCCGCTTTGCAAAAAGAAACTGGATGAAGATTGCGGTTAAGGGAAAATGGTTGCATGAATGGATTGACAATGAGACCGGACCGGATAGCGATTACATAGAGTGTGAGAAAAATTTTACTATTTTATTGTCTGGCATTGGTAAAACAGTGTTTCTCACCAGAGAGGAAGCCGAAGCCAAGCTGAAAGAATTGAGAGGTGCGGAATGAAGAGAGAAGAAGCTATTTACTGCTTAAAGGCTAAGAGTGAACGGTACTCAGAGGTTTGTGAAGAATGTCCTCTGTACGGACAAACTGGAGTAGATCATTGCTGTGAGGATGCATTACAAATGGCAATCACCGCCTTGCATAATCAGCCGGTGTGGATTCCAGTAAGCGAGAGACTGCCGGAAGAATATGGAAGCTATCTTGTGGCATGGAGAAGTGTTCTACAAAGTAAGGAAATGGTGGAAAAATTAACAGGTGGATTACCACATTTTTTTGAAATACTGGAATATGATCCGGATGATGAATCTGGATGGATTGAAAGTATTGAGCAGGCAACGGGTGAATATGAAATTTTAGCTTGGATGCCACTGCCGGAGCCGTACCGGGAAAATGAGGAAGAGAATGGCAAATAGGAACACACTGCATAGCAACAAATTGGATGCTTTTCGAAAATGGCTTATCAAAACCGGATGGACGATTGAAGAACCGAAAGGTATATGGGAAGTATTAAGAGCGAAAAAGGCAGGAAGACAGAATCCCTTGATTGTCTATCAAAAAATGAACAAAGAGCATTTAAGCGTGCTTGACAGAGATATTGATGTCATCAAGAGATTTTTGCAAGAAAAGTAGGTGGAAGATGGTGAAATGTAATAACTGCAAGAATTTAGAAACAAAGGATAATGGTTTTGATGCGTACTCATGGTGCGAGAAAATCAACGACTGTCCGCATGAGGACATAGAAAGAGATTGCGAGCACTACGCACCTATAACCAACGCAGACCGGATCAGGAGCATGACTGATAAGGAATTGGCAGGGTTTCTTAAAGAAGTAAAAGAAGATTATCAATGGGCGAATCCAGACTATCCAGATTGTGAGGATTATGGCGAATGGTTGGAGTGGCTTCAATCAGAAGCAGAAAGTGAGGAATGAGGATGCAGGATAGATATTTATTCAAGGCAAAGCGAATAAAGGACGCACAATGGATTAAAGGATATCTCATATATTCTTTTACTGGTGTGCCTTTTATTATCACAGAATATGATCATATTCTTGCGCTTGTCGCAAGAGATGAGATTGATTCGAAAACCATCTGCCAGTGTACCGGACTTAAAGACAAGAACGGCAAGTTGATTTGGGAGAACGATATTGTTAGTTATTGTGATTGCACAAAAGAAGACTACGTGATTGCGTGGGAACAGAATAAGGCTTGTTTTGAATATCAGGAATACAGCTGTTCAATGATGAATTTTGATGAATTAAGCGGTTGTGAAGTTGAAGTTATCGGAAACATATTTGATAACCCGGAACTGTTGGAGGAGGAATATGGAGACATGCAAACGCAAGAATCGTAATTGTCGGTATGTGTATAATCAAAATTCTTACCAGTGCAAGAAATGTATTGAGGAAAATTTAAATCAATATCCGATTACCTGCGAAGATTGTCATTACGGTGGTTGGGGAATATGCAATAAAAGGGGTAAGAATCAGCGGAGAATGAGACCTTGTGAGGATTTTAAATGGAGTTAAGGAGAGTAGCCATGACGGAGAATGAAGCAATCAAAGAACTTGAGACATCTATTGATTTAGCCAAAATGTGTACACAGAATTACGAGAGAAAAAACGAAATCCAAGGTTACGAGATGGCAATCCAGGCACTGGAAGAGGTACAGAAGTACCGCAAGATAGGCACGGTGGAGGAATGCCGGGCATGGAAAGAGAAGCAGAATGCGAAGAAAATCATCTCATTTGACTATAACAACGGAACCGTTAATTATGGATGTCCCGTATGCAAGCGGAAAATCATATCAAAGATAGACGGTAAGTGGTGTGGTGGCACATTTAACGAATATTGTGATAGATGCGGTCAGAAATTAGATTGGAGTGTGAACGATGAAAATACTGATTGATATTCCAAAGGAATTTGAAGTGGACTATAACACAGACCGATTCGCAGAGTTCTTCCATCGTTGTCTTGCGGATATGGGTACCTGCTGTGGTAACTATGAGCAGGAAACCGTAGAGATGATGGAAAAGGCATTCGCAGAGAGCAGACTTTACGACCCGGACAAGGCTGTGGAATAGTTGGAAGAACGCACAGTATTCCTTAAAGACTGTACGAAGTATGAAAATAAGACAGCAGATCAGCAGTCAAAATCCTACGACACTATGATGATGTATGAGGTCAAGGATTTGGTAGATGATTTGTTGGAGATAGTAAAGGCAGGTGGAACAGATGGCAATTAAACCGATTTTATTCAACACCGAGATGGTTCGGGCGATTCTTGAAGGGAGAAAGAGTTGTACGAGGCGAATCAATAAAGATGCCAATGATTATGTTGTGCCGGATATGGAATTTTACAATGCCGACAAGAGAACTTATGCAGTACATAACTTTGCAGATAAGAAACATACGGAGCAGTTAAGCATAGCAGAAAGAACTTGTCCTATCTGTCCAGGGGATATCCTGTATGTCCGGGAAACATGGACGGAGGAATGTGGAAAATATTATTATCGTGCGGACTATGACAGCGATTATTTAGCCCCATGTGAAACCTTATCTGGTGGTTATCCGGCAAGTTGCAGAAATCATCCTGGATGTGACGGATGTATGGCAACTTCAACGAGAATACACTGGCATCCATCCATCCACATGCCGAAAGAAGCCGATCGTATCTGGCTTAAGGTTACGGATGTGAGGGTGGAACGGTTACAGGACATTACAGAGGAACAAGCGTGCATGGAGGGCACAGACTCGTGGGATGAAGTATGTTACGAAAACAACGGATGGCATCCAACGTTTTCAGACCCAGACAGTGGTGGAGACCCTAATATGGTCGATGGATTTCATAAACTTTGGAACTCCACCATCAAGAAATCCGATCTTGACCGTTACAGCTGGGATGCTAATCCGTGGGTGTGGGTTATCGAATTTGAGAGATGTGAGAAACCGGAAGGAGTGTGACGCAGATGGAACCCATTGATTACACAGCCATGTACGAGCAGAATGAGGACTTTAAGCGCTACGTTGACCGCTACTGCGTAAAGCACCGAATCAGCGTTGCAGAAGCCTTACAGCATTATTTGGTGCAGATGGCGGGCAGACAGTACAAGGAACAAGCAGAAACGATAGTTAGATAAAACCAAGAAAGGAGCCGAGACTCTGGCCAGAGTGAAGCATATGCGGTCTCCTTGAAAAAATGAAAGCACATTGTTTGTTTGAACAGTCAGGAACTTTTAAAAATGCGTTTAGAAAATATGGAATAGATTCTTATGACTATGATATCCAAGATGAATTTGGAGAAACTGATTATGCGATAGATTTATTCAAAGAAATTAGGGGGGGGTATGACGAAAATCAAAGCATATTTGATGACATAAAAGAGGATGACATTATACTTGCGTTTTTTCCATGCACATATTTTGAATGCCAAAATCAGTTATGGTTTGCCGGAAATAGTTATGCTCAAAGAGGATACAGTGACGAAAAAAACTGTGAACTGGTAATAAAAAGGCACAAAGAATTAAATGAATTTTATGAGGTTTTAAATAAGCTTGTAATAATTTGCATAAGGAGAAATTTGAAACTGATTATTGAAAATCCATACAGCCAGCCACACTATCTTACAACATATTGGTGTATAAAACCAAGCATAATTGATACAGACAGAACAGTGAATGGAGATTTCTATAAGAAACCTACACAGTATTGGTTTATAAATTGCAAACCTAAAAATAATCTTGTGTTTGAAGCAATAGATTATGTGGAGAAAAAAGACATTGTAAAGGCAAAGGCAACAAACTTTACATCAAGAAAGACAGAACGCTCAATGATTCATCCACAATATGCAGATCGTTTCATTCGCCAATATGTTATTGATGAAAATATATGGATGAAGTGAAATAGTAACTCAAAATTTGAGTTAAGAAGTGAAAAATTTAATTAAAAATTTGAGTTTCTATTTGAGTTCCACTCAATAACTCAAAAGCAAGTTAAAATCCCCCGGTGATACGGGGAAGAAATTGAACTACCGAGGAAAATTCGGTAGTTCGGCAATTAAAGAAAGAGAGGATTGATATTTATGACTTTCCCAATGTTTTGTGTTGGTTTAGTTATTATTGTAGCCATACTAGGTATTAGTGTGCTTGTTGGACTTTTAATGTCTCACTATTCTGCTATATCAGAATGGAATATTGTAAATAAGAAGGAGATGAAGTGAGATGGTTATAAATGCAAAATGTAATGATTGTAAGGAACCAACGAAATATGTGGTTGGCTTTTTCGATGGCAAGAATGGAATCCATGGTTGCCTTTATGATTGCCACAACGAGGAATGCACAATAAAGCAAATAATGGAAGTATCTGCATCTAAAGACATTCAGGAAAGAGCAAAAATACAGATTGTGAATGGTAATAATGGTATGTACGCAGGCTATATTGCAGCGCTGCGGAGAGATGCGAAAGTGACCATGTTTAAGATGGCACAGATTGCCGGATGCGATCCTGCGGAGTACAGTGCGTACGAGCACGAACGGAAAGAATTTAATCCAGAAGTGTACCGGAGATGTAAGGAGTACCTGGATAAGGTAAGAAATTAACAATGTAACTTAGGATTTAGCAAAGGAGCAAGTAGTGATAGATAGAAGAAAGGAATAACACTTATCCTCGTGAAACGAGGTTTCCCGGAATCAGAATCCGGGTTGTAAAAATTGATAAATGCCAGAATGGAATGTCATGGTTCGCCTGAGAAATAGCAGCTATTAACACGCTGCTTAGGTATCGCCCCAGAAAATGCTAACGGCAAGCGGTAATAACTCCCAAAGACTACAAGGCAGATTGTAAATTTACCACACGGATAAATGTAGTGTGGTGTGTTGGAAGATTTTATTAAGAGATCAATAGATCGTGTGAGACTGGCAAGTGAAATGTCCATATCACATTATGGGAAACCGCTTGTTTGCGAGTATTCGGGAGGAAAAGATTCGGACGCATTACTGTGGGTGTTTGAGCAAAGCGGAATACCGTTTGAGGTTCACAATTCACATACCACAGTAGATGCGCCACCTACGGTCTACCATATAAGAGAAACATTCAGAAGATTAGAATTGAAAGGTGTTAAGTGTACTGTAGATTATCATGATAAGGGAAACGGACAGCGAGTGACAATGTGGAATTTGATTCCTATGAAGCTGATGCCACCAACGAGGGTTGTTCGGTATTGCTGTTCAGAATTGAAAGAAGGTGGAAATGCGAACCGGATGATTGCCACTGGTGTTAGATGGGAAGAAAGCTCGGCGAGAAGCAGTAGGAGTGCATTTGAAGTCCTCGGAAAGACAGCAAATAAAAGCATAGGTGTTTCTGATGAAAAAATGCTTATAACAGACAATGACGATACGAGACGGTTATTTGAAAACTGCCAGATGAAAGCTAAAACTGTAGTTAATCCAATTATTGACTGGAAAGCAGTGGATATATGGAATGTTATCAATGGCGAAAATATACCGGTTTGTGAGATGTATTCCTGGGGATACGATAGACTTGGGTGTATAGCCTGTCCTCTGGCAAAAAAATGTCAGAGAGAACGGGAAATATATGATTTCCCCAAATATAAAACTGCGTATATAAGAGCATTTGATCGGATGCTTGAAATGAGGAGATTCCGAGGAAAGAACACAAAGTGGACGTGCGGAGAGGAAGTATATTTATGGTGGATGCAGAGCAACGACATACCCGGACAGATGAGTATGTTCGATAGGTAAACTGAAATTTAGCGAAGGAGACAAAATGGAGATATTCAAAAATATTTTATTCAATATTTTGGTTATTATAGGACTTATCGCAATTATCCTTACCGCTATCTGGTGGTCGTTGGAATTACTCAATAGGATGTTCAAGTTCACGAAGTACATTATCATGTACCATGAATACAAGAGAAAAGAAGAATTATACGATCTGCGAAATAAGGTTATCGTAGCAAAGGACGGAGAAATATCCTATTCCTGTGTTGGAGATATTGATGAAGAGATCAAGATTCTCAACAAAGGGATAAAGTATTGCGAGAAAATAAAGAACTTGAATGAACGATTAACTAAATTTTAAAAAGGAGACTGGCTTATGAAGTTGTCAAAACTGACTAAGCCGGAACTTGATGAAATCTTCCGGAACGCCAATTTTACGGAAGAGGAAGAGAAAGTGTTTTGGGATTTGTCTAGGGGAATTTCTCAAAAAGAAATATCCTTTAGACATTCCATTTCTGTAACTACTGTAGAAAGAAGAGTGAGGTCTATAAAAAATAAACTTAAGCGGTTAGAAGGTGATAGATTTGGAACTTTCTGATATGGAAATATTGCAATATGCCGTTAGCAATGGTATGATTGACACGGAATCTTTGCAAAAAAGCATTGAAATGAAAAAGAAAGAGGAGTATCTGAAGAAACACCAATACGCAATCAACAAAGGCAAAGACGGATACTGGAGAACTTATTTGCCAGATGAAGAAAAAGGAAGGAGACTTGTAAAAAAGAAAAGCGAGGAAGATCTCAAAGAAGAAGTTATTGAGTTTTACTACCAAAAAGAGCAAAATCCAACAGTTACAGAAGTGTTTTACGAATGTGAAGACCGGAGATTGTCTCTTAAAAAGATATGTAAAGCAACATACGACAGAGACGAGAGATATTTTCTCAGACACTATGGAGAGTTGGGTAAGCGAAGAATAAAATCAATATCAGAAGATGAATGGGGGGATTTTTTAGAGGAAGAAATTGCCGATAAAGAGTTGACACCTAAATCTTTTTCCGGTCTAAAAGGAATTACAAGAACTTTCCTTAAACGGGCGAAAAAACGTAAACTTATTGATTTTAATATTGTAGAACTTTTTGAGAATCTTGACGTATCTGATAGTGATTTTAAAAAAGTAATAAAAGAAGACTATGAAGAAGTATTCGACGAATATGAAACTGATGTAATGATTAAGTATCTTGTCAGCCACCTTGATACTTCTAATGTTGCGATATTGCTTATGTTTTTAACTGGCGTACGTATCGGAGAAGTTGTAACATTAAGGCATTCCGATTTTTCTGATAATACTTTTAACGTTCGCAGAACGGAGACGAAGTATAAAGATGAAAACGGAAACAATGTTGTTGAAGTAAAAGAGTATCCTAAAACCAAGGCAGGAATCAGAACAGCAATTATACCAAGTGATTATGTATGGATTTGCGATAAAATAAAACACATGAATCCGTTTGGAGATTACATTTTTACAAAAAATGATATTAGGATCACCGCACAGGCGGTTAGACAAAGGCAGAAAAGGCTTTGCAGGAAATTGAAAATTTATCCAAAGCCACCGCACAAAGTAAGAAAGACATATGGAACTATTCTTATGGATAACAATGTGGATAAGAGACTTGTTATGGATCAGATGGGGCATACAGATATTATGACATCAGAAATACACTATCATAGGAACAGGAAAACCATTGAAAAGAAATCGTCTATTTTGAGTAGTATACCAGATTTACAGGCAAGGTGATTTGACTACTATTTTTGCGAAAGTAGTCAAAAGTAATCAACAAAAAACACCTAGAAAGCCAGTAAATATGCGGAAAGTAAGAGGAATAGAGTGGGGTTCGAGCCCCCTTGCTTCCACTCGAAAAAGCTGATAAAATGGGCATTCCCGGGCAACGGGTAGTCGAATAGTAGTCAAAATAGTAGTCAAGCCTAAAACGAAAGGAGTTTTTTGCAAAGATTCCAATAATTTTATAGTGAATGAAATGTGACGGATACATGACGGGTAGACCGTCTTTTTTTATGCCAAAATTTAAGCATAAGGAGGAATGACCTTATGGCAAAATTCAGATTTTCAGATGAAGCACTGGAACGTATTTTTAGTAAAGAACAGATGGGAAGTGTTCCGCTTAAATATCAATCAATCGTAGTCCATGCCACAGAAGAAGTTATAGGAGAACTTGGTAATGCTTATGAATTTCAGTCCGTTGGGACTTATGAACAAGCCGACATATCAGACACTTGATGAAGTTGAAATTGCGAAACAGATAGAATCAATGGAAGAAAAGGAGAATAGCCATGCCGCAGCCGATTATGAATCCAAACTATTTCAATCCGCAGTATAGAACACCTATGTACGGACAGTTTATGCCACAACAGGAGCAATTCCAACCACAACAGTTTATGCAACAGCCACAGCAAAACGCAGTACAGATGTACGGTCGCATTGTGCCAGCGCAGGAGTGCATAGCACCGAATGAGGTTCCTATGGATGGCAACACAGCATTTTTCCCCAAACAGGATTTGTCGGAGATCTATGCTAAATCCTGGGGAGCAGACGGAAAAATCTATACAAGGCTCTATAAGCCTGTTTTAGATGCAGACCCTAACAATTTACCGTCAGAAACAGAAAAGACGAAATTTGACCTATCAGACGAAGCCACAGCGGTATTTATGAAGCGTTTTGATGAACTGGAGCAAAAGATTGAGCAGTTGAAATCTTCGCAATCGCAAAGAAAAACTTCACAGGCACAAAGAAAGGAAGATGCTGAATGAATATGATGAACCATATGCAGATGCCTAAAGGGATTGGAAATCCACGGCAAATAATTCAAGGGATTATGGGAAATAGTCAGATGATGCAGAATCCCATGATTAGAAATGTAATGGGAATGGCGCAAAAAGGTGACATATTAGGTGTTGAAAATTTTGGTAGAAATATTGCCAAGGAACGTGGCATAGATTTTGATTCCGAATTTGAAAAATTCAAGCGTCAATTTCCTATGAAGTAGATACTAAATTCTTGCAAGATTAAGTATAAAAAATCTTATATGGAGGTAAAAATTATGTTTGAGAGTAACAATACTCCCTTTACCATGCCTGTTATGCCGGCTAATGGCGGATACGGTAACAACGGTGCATGGGGTGACGATGGTGCCTGGTGGATTATTATTTTCGTCCTTTTCTTTGCTTTTGGCGGTTGGGGCGGTAATGGATGGGGCGGTAATGGCTCTAATTCCAGTTACTACACCGATTCTGCATTGCAAAGAGGGTTCGACACCCAGTCTATCATCGGTAAGCTGGACGGAATCAACAACGGTCTGTGTGACGGATTCTACGCTGTAAACAACGGTATGCTTACCGGATTTAATGGCGTAAATACCAACATTTTACAGACTGGCTATGGTATCCAACAGGCTATCAATGCAGACACCGTAGCAGGAATGCAGAATGCTAACGCTTTACAGGCACAGTTAGCACAGTGCTGCTGCGATACCCGTGAAGCTATCCAGGGTGTGAACTACAATATGGCAACGAATACTTGCGCATTGCAGAATACCATGAACAACAACACTCGTGACATTATCGACAGTCAAAATGCCGGTACAAGAGCAATCCTTGACTACTTATGCCAAGACAAGATTGCAACTCTGACCGCAGAGAATAACGATCTGCGCAGAGCAGCTTCACAAGATCGGCAGAATGCACTTCTCACTACTCAGATGGCAGCTCAGACACAGCAGATCATCAACACTGTGAAACCTGCACCTATTCCTGCATATCAGGTTCCCAACCCTAACGTATATTACGGGTGTGGTTGCAACACTGGTTGCGGATGTTAAAACTGCATATCGAGTAACTTAACCTTATGGTTATGTCTGCTATGCAGAATTACTGACAACATGGGGCAGACTGCATGGTTTGCCCCTATTATTTTGAAAGAGAGGTATTTATTATGGCTGAATATACAGCAGTAGCATTACAGACTGTGGCAGCAGGAGCAGACGTTGCCTTTACCGAAACTGCCGTAAATGGAAGTAACTGTATCACTCATAGAGAGGGATCCGGAATTGTGAAACTTAGAGGTATCACTAATCAGTGCCGGGCAAGATTCCTTGTAAGCTATTCCGGAAACATTCAGATTCCCACTGGTGAAACTGTTGGTGAAATTTCTCTTGCACTGGCAGTAGATGGAGAACCTTTACAGTCCACAAGAATGATTGTAACTCCGGCAGCAGTAGAAAATTTCTTCAATGTTTCTGCGCAAGCTTACATTGATGTTCCTCGTGGATGTTGCAGCACGGTAGCGGTTCAGAACACTTCTACACAGGCTATCGAAGTGCAGAACAGTAATTTAATTGCCGTTCGTGAAGCGTAGGAGGTGGAAATCATGGATGTTAAAAGAATGCATGAAATGATTGAAAAACTTTCTGAATGCGCTAAAACGCAGTTTGACAAGGGTATCGACCATGTAGACACTTGCGAAATGGGAAAGGTCATCGACATGATGAAAGACTTATCCGAAGCAATGTACTACCGGGAGCTGACAAAAACCATGCAGGACTATGACCCGGACGAAGTCATGGAAATGTTTGATCGTTACGGTGACGGTGGTAAACGTTTTTACGACCATTACCGCTATGCTGACGGCAGATTTGCACCTAAAGGTCGTGGAACCTACCGCAGAGGTTATGAAGAACCACCCTATTATCACATGACTCCGGAAATGTATCACCGTGACATGGACAGAGACATGGGACGTATGTACTACACGGAAACTTCTTCATCCGGTATGCGTGATGCAAGAGAGGGCAGAAGTGGAATGAGCCGCAGAACCTATATGGAAAATAAGGAACTGCATAAGGCGAATACACAGCAGGACAAAGAAGCAAAAGTCCGTGACCTGAACACATACATGACCGAACTTGCAAACGACATGACGGAGATCATCAACGATGCAACACCGGAAGAAAAGACGGTACTGCGGAATAAGCTGTCTGCACTGGTAACAAAAATCGGTTAAAACACTTAAGGGGCTTATTTAGCCCCTTTTATGTTGGAGGTGGTAAGTTGTTCACGATAAATGGAATGGACTGGAATTTAAGCCGTGTAAGCAGTCACAGCCCTATGCTGATGCGTTCTGACGGTACATATACGTTTGGCATGACAGACAGGAACACAAGAGATATTTACATATCAAATATGATTCATGGTAATTTCTATGAACGTGTGCTTTGCCATGAATTGTGCCATGCGTTCTGCCTGTCCTACAATCTGACTATGGATATTCAGACGGAAGAGATTGTTGCAGACTTTTTGGCTACCTACGGAAGAGAAGTGTTTGCGCTTGCTGATGAACTGATAAGCGGATACATGGAAAGAATGGCATAGAAAAGACCCCTGTTATGGGGTCTCTTCTTTTGCACAGTCCTCTAAGTCTTGCTGAAGAATTTTAGATGCAAGGTCTGAAAGCTGTGGGAAGTAGGTGATTACTTCGGAATTTCTGCATTTCCAGTTTCCGGTCGTTGCGCTGTAAATTCTCTTTGCTTCATCAAAATTATACGTTCTTCCCAAAACTTCAAGTAAGTGGTGCATATATTCCTTTGATGTAATGTCGTAGCAACGGCAGATGTAGTTGATTTTGCCACGGTTGATGCAGAACCAGTCTGTTTCAAACTCTAATGTCGGCTTTTCCTCGATTGCTGCGGTTTGTTGTTGATTCTTTGAAGCAAAGTAGCCGTTTACAAGTGCTCTCTGAACATTCCAAGCCATATCATCGTCAAGGCATTTAACAATCATAAGATACCCTGTTTCAGTAAATAAATATGTTCTCATATATGGATTTCCCATTATCTTTGAGTTTGGAGACACCATGTCGTTCAACTCTTTTCTTGTGATTTCAAAGTAATCAACATCTTTTAGAAAATGTTTCCTTTTTCTTTCAAAATGTTTTACGATCCTTTTCCTATCACATTTATGAACATTGCATATGTCACTAAAACTTACAACCATTTTCCCATGGTATTCTTTGACTGACAACTCTGTTCCCTCAACGTTTACAAGTTCCGTCATATGCTACCTCCTAAATCTGTGGAACGTAAGAACCGTTCATAATACCGATTGCCAGCTTCATTCCCTCTACGGCATAGTAGTTAATAGTTTTCACTTCACATTCTGAAAAAGAATCCATGAGTTCTTCAAAGACATTTTCACTCACGATTTCCTGAAGCTTATCAAAGAACGGCTTAAAATATTCTGATGATTTATCTCCTTTTTCCGCAGTGTTGATAATCTGACTTTCAAATACGATTTCTAAAAATTTGTCCATGATTTTCTTCTCCTTTTGATTGATTTTCCCAAAAGAAGATGTTAAAATAAGTTATCACTTCTTTGGGAGTGGCGTGGAAGAGTAATCAATGCTTGTCGAGGGCGATTTGATTACTCTTTTTCATTTTCTAAAACACTGTCAATTCCTTTTCTCACAAAATCTGTTCTTGTGACATTGTGTTTTTCACAGTACTGATTAAGACGTTCGTTTGTTTTAACATCAATTCTTGCCTTAACCTCTACTGTTTTAGGCTCCAATGCTTTAGGTCTACCTGTGCGTGGTGACATTTTTAACACCTCACTTTCTGTGGCACAAAAAGTCAACACTTTTTTCAAAAAATAAGAGCACCCTTGCGGATGCCCTTAAAATTACTCTATATATAATGGCATAAATTCACATTTGTTGTAACCTCTCCATGAATTCGTACTGTATCCTATTATTTTTCCATAGACAGTTATTTTTTCACCACCGGAATAATCGGTTGCGTTTAATCCATAATCATTAGAAAACAGTACATTGATTTGTTCCCCCATATAGCTTTCAGTACCTTCCCTCAAAACACAGCATTTTAAAAAATTCCGTTGTAAATTATATTCTCCAAACATTTCTTGAATATAATCATAATACATATCTTTTGCTCTTAATTCATAAAGTTCTGACACAAAAAGATTTAGTTTTACATCTTTTCCCTCTAAATCATCTTGGGAGAAAAATATATCATCATAGAATAATTCGACACATGATTCTTTGTAGTCCTCTTCTGATAAAACATTTTCCTCCTCATATTCTCCATAATTTTCATTTTCTATTACATTACTTTCTGATTGCACAACCGTAGGCTCTGTTTCAGAATCTATTTCTTGATTTGTATTTTCTCTTTGATAAGTAGGATAGCTTTCAACTGATTCATCTGGTAATTCAATAGTTTGACTTTCTGTTTCTATTACAGACTCTATACTTACATTATTTGAAACATTTTGATTTTCCTCATTTTGACCACCTAAAAAATATACAAGAATTACAATTGCAGAAAAAATAATCGAAAACCATGAACCGCTGTGATTTTTATTATTTTTATCACCTTTAACAATGTCAATAATGGCTAAAATAATTGCTACTGGAATTGTAAGACCAAGAAGAGTGAACACAACAGATAGTATACTTAATATGCTTTGCTTTTTCTTTTTCTTATTTTGTTGTTCCACAATGTCAATATCAAATTTAGACATACAAGCATCACAATAACCGATACGATGATAAACTGGCAAGCCTTTCTCATCCGTAGCAACTTGTTCCGGAACAACTCTCATTTCTTTACCACACTTGTAGCAATTCATAATATTTCCCCCTTCTAGGTTTTATTAAAAATCTCATTATTTGAGACTTTTTTCGTAAAAAATTTTAATGTGTTTTTTTTGATACCCCGGTGGGTCTGCATTTCCATCCGAAAATCTCGTTTTCAGAGTTTTTTAAAAGAAAAATTTTTCTACAATTTTCGTGCTGAAAAATTTTAATCCCCCCGGGGTAACACTTTTCAAGCTGAAAAATCCGTTTTCAGGGATTTTTCGCAGATTTTTTCAGACCGATTCAAGGTGTGGAACACCTGCGCATTTTTTCGGTGCAAGTCCTGGAACTGTCACCCGGTCACCGTGTCGCAGCTTTCGCAATGTCTCCAACAGCCGAAAGAATAGCATCATGCGCAGACCGTAGCAGCTCCGCAGATTCAGGAGACAGACCACCCCTGGCAGATTCCACATTTAAAACGATTTCCAACCGTTTTCCGGCATCCGATACGCTTTCCATTATGTCATATACATGACCGATTCCCAATTTTCGCATTTTGGCAAAATCCCCCTTGTAATATTTGATTGTACACCAAGACAACGCAAACCGTCAATATACCCGTGGACATGATCCGACCGGATCCGGCAGAAGAGCAACGAAAACAGACCGCCAAACGGAAGGGCACGCCAAAAAGACGGTTGCAAGCCGTCTTTTATCTGTTTTCAAGTTCAAAAATTGCCCACCGCAGGGCGGCAGTAGCTTCCGTATCCTTTTCTTTTTCTGCACGCTCTAATAATTTGTAAAGTCTTTCAAGGTTCTTTTCTTTCATCCTGGCAACCTCCTTTTTCAATTTTTGGGTAAAATACACCCATAAAGCCATTGCCGGGCATCGCTCCCGGCGGGCATCCTCTGCGGCGGCTGTCAAGGTTCAAAATCTATAATTCCTAAATAAAATTGATCTTTAAAGTTATTAAAAAAATGATCTTTTAAATCTGATAATGTTTTTCCTCCATTTTTTAACGCTTCAAAATCACTCAACACCATTTCATCAGTATAATTTGCAAATTTATTATAACTGATTGATATTCTAAATTTTTCTCCGGATTTTACCCAACCCAAACGACCGGAATTTTTAGCAACTGGATATACACCTATTACATAACCGTATAAATCCTTATAATCTTTTGTGTTTTTGTCGTGCCAATCCTCTAGTTGTATTTCCGTACCGTCAGGCATTGCCGAAATTTCTATAATTTTCATTTTCTCGTTCCTCCATATTTTCAATTTTCCCGTTTCCGGGTAAAAGCAAGCCGGGGACACGATCCCCGGTGTAAGCCTGTCTTACTTGCTTAATATTCAATTTTTAATTGCGCAGAGCCTTTATATAAAAAAGCTGTTTTTCCGTGTAGGTCGCTACAAGTCCAACCACCAGAAATATAATCATTTATAAGGCTTTCAAAATGCTGGTAATTTGCACATTTAATATATATCATTGTTTTATTCCTCCAATTTTTTGTAGTATCTGATGTTGCGCACCTCTTAAAAGTAAATATAAAATTTTTCTCCGGTTGCGTTCCAGTCTTTGTCTAAGATTTCCATTTTGTATAATTGGCCATTGTTACCGTAAGTGCCAGCAGAATAGAAAAGCTGTGTTGCGCTACATCCTTTAGCTTCAGTATACGCTTTTTTTATCTCTGCAATAATGTTATTTACTCTGTCACCATTATCACCGCATAAATAAGAGCCGGCCGGAACATCTTTTAAGCAGCTAATATAATGGATTGCATTCTCGAAGCTGTAGCAGTTTACGTCTAACTTGATGCCGTCTAAACGCTGACCCTCTGCAATAAGATTTTTCCGTGAAATTCTTTTACTCATATTGCTTTTACCTTTTCACCCGTGTTATAATTTGGGTGCCTTTCTTTTTGGGTGCCGGTGTTCGCTTGGTAGGTTGTCACCGGCTTTTTTATTTGTTGATATTATAATAGCAAATATATTGCACATATACAATAGGTAATATTTAACAAAATAATGCACATATAACCACACATTTATTATTTAAAATGTATATTGCACATATTTTATTGACAAACTAATGCACATATAGTATATTAAAGATATATTTATATTGTATGGAGGAAATAAGAATGGGTATAAACAAAACAAGCGAAGCACAATTAAAAGCAAGTAGAGAATACGAAAAACGAAACGACCGTATAAATATAGTGTTTCCTGCAGGCACTAGAAACAAAATGAAAGAACTTGGAATTGAAAAGCCGAATACGTTTATTAAAGAAGTAGTTGCAGCAGAACTTGAAAGAATGGAGAAATACAAAAAATAATGCACATATATCTATTGACATATAATGCACATAATGTTATAGTGACATCATGACATCATACCGAATGACATCATGACATCATAAAAGTGATATCATCAAAATGACATCATGGAGCCATGACATCATGACATCACACAAGGGAAGGAGAACAGAAAATGGAAACATTTGATTACAAAGTGCGTTTTCCAAAAGACCTAGAACCGCAGCTCAAAGCGCAAGCAGAAAAGAACGGTATAAGCGTAAACCAGTTTGTTATAGGTGCCGTGATCGCAGCATTGCAACCAGTACAGCCGCAGACAGTAACAGAGCAACCGAAAGAAACACCCGTGACAGGCTCTAAAAGCCCCATAGACGAGAAAATCGCACTCATGCAGGCAAATGAACGGCTACACGCTTTACAAGCCAAAACAGCGGCAGAAAGAGCCGCTAGAGAGCATGGAGAAGTTAAACCAGTTATAAAACATCCTCCGAAATGGGCAGGCTTACCCGGACAGCGGCCAGACGAAAGCAATGTTGAATGGGTAGAACGCAAGAGGAAAGAAGCGGAAGAAATTTATAAGCAAGGTATGGAACGAATACAAAGAGAAAAGGAGCAGAAAGCATGAAAGGAACACCAGAGCAGATCACAGCAAAGAAAGCCGCCCGGATCCGGTCAAATGTCCGGCAGTTCTTCCGGTACTACCGGGAGCAACTGGAAAACGTGGAATCCGAACGGCTGAAAGAATTTAACCGGGCAGAACTCCAAGCACTGGAAACAGTGCAAGCGGAAACACTACAAGCACTGGAGAGCATGACAGATCCGGAGTTATTAGCCAACAAAACCGCATACGCTGACAGGGCATTAATCGACCGGATCACAGCGAGAGCGGAACGGATCAGAAGAACAAGTAAACAAATAGCTTAAAAGAAAGGTTAAAAGGTGGAAATTATGCAGAAGATAGAAATTTATTGTAATTACGGAGTTTTAGCAGCAGAAAAGAGAAATGTTTATACTTACGGCGGAGAACACCAACACGCAACCTGCAGCGATCGAATGACTGTTATAGTTCCGGACGAATGGAAATTATATAAAAATACTTTTGGTGCCACTATGGTTGAAGCTCCCTGGGGTGAATGCTACGAGATTAGCGAAGTGTTGCAGGGAAATGAAAAGCCTTGCTTTTATGCGCTCGATAAAGAAATGAAAGGGCATAGGGTGTATTTGGAAGAAGTAAACGAATAAAGGCAACAGCCGGAGCCGAAAAGCTCCGCTTTTTGCGTTGGAGAAAAAAATGAAAGATAATGTACTACCAAGAATTTGTAGAACGTGCGAAACCAGCTTTTTAGGTGGACCGAGGGCGTTTTACTGTCCGGAATGCAGGCAGGAGCGTAAAAAAGAGCAAAGCAAAAGATATAAAGAGCGCATCAAGCACGGGTCTACAAATCCGCTTGGGTCTATTATACAGTGTGAGTCTTGCGGATGCGATATAATCAAATGTGGCGGTTTGCAAAGATTTTGTAAACAATGTGCAAAAAAACATCTAAAAATAATTGATAATAAACAATCTGCGGATTGGAATAAAAAGAACAAAGAAAAAGTCAAAAAATCAAAAAAAATATATAGCGATAAAAAACAAGCAACCGGAATACATAAAAATAGCGGCATCCCTGGTGTTAATTGGGATACTGTAAAAAATAAATGGATTGCTTGCGTATCTGTTAATCACAGGCAAATCAAGATTGTGACCACATCAAACATAAATGTTGCAAAATCAGCAAGAGAGGAAGCACAAAAAGCAAAAGCCGAAGGAGTATTGACAGATGATTTTATAAACAAATTAAAATCAAAATATCGTAATCTATAAGCAGGTGTAGCAGCTTGCTTTTCTTGATCTATTTTCACTGTGACATTTTAATGTGCTAAATTTTGTAGACAAATTGTAGACATTTTGTAGACGCAGATTAAATAAAAGGAGATTAGATAAAATAAAGGTTAGATAAAATAAAAGTAAATAAGTGCAGAAAGACATTGTATAACCAAGTATATATAAATACTAGAGCCGACCAGCTGCCACCATGTACCCATCTGCAAAAATTACCTGTCTGTCTGTCAAAAAATCCCATTTGTCAAATTTACACGGATGATATTTTTTAATCGCATGATTTTTATTTGATCAGGATCACCGGCAGACATACCACCATAACAAATTGTCAAATGCGTAAAAGGTTGTTGTGGATTTATAAATAGGTCTTGTGGTATGATAAAAGCAGTTAGGGAGCCGACGTTAACACGGTGCGAGTGACAGCGGTACAGATCCAACCCCCTCTGGATACGCAGCCGCCCAGATTGTAACCAAGACCACCGGAGCCGACAGACCAGAACCGATCAGAAGTCACTAGCTGATCACTTTTATAAATTTATGTTTTACATGATCTGCGGAGGAGATCAAAAAACATAGATTTATTGAGTGATGCTTGTGATTTTTTTATTGCAGATTTTTAGGAGGTGTAGAGCATGGAAAAAGTCGAAAATACAGAAACATCCCAGGTATATGAGAACGATATGGAATTATACCTTTCCCAGTTCTGCAAGGATCAGAAAATCGAGGATATCAGACAAGAGTCTCAGAGCGTCTGGAATGCTGCACTTATGTATATCAAACGGCATGCATTTAATGAGCCTGACTGTCTTAAGTCTAAATCCCTTGTAAATACTACTGGATCATTTACAGGTGGAGTAAGTAACTATAATGCTTATAACTATGACTTAGTTAATCGTATATGTGATTATTATATATATATGTGTATGATGTATGACAAAGAAGTATCTGCAATAGGGTTTAGCTTATTAACAGGCATAGACAGATATACAATAGCTACTTGGAGAGATGAGGGCACTAAATTAAGTCCATCGTGTTCTGACATCGGCAAAAAGATATCGGATTTTCGTGAAGAGTCTTTAAGCGCAAAGTTGGCCACAGCAAAGCGTAACCCTGTCGGGATCCTGGCAATCCTAAATCGCCACTACGGTTGGAACCTTCCAGGAGTATCGAGAGAGCAGCAGAACCACAAGCAAGCGTTGACTGCTTCGGATTTGCCACAGTTAGGCGGCACAAATGGACAAAATACATCAATGTTGACCAATTCCGGAGCGTATGACGATAATACATCAGATGCAAATAAGTAGCAACAAGTGCGGAAACGTGCGTAAATGCAGGATAGTTAAGGATGTGACAATAAACTATTCCATAAAGACGTGTTTAACGCATAGTTGAAATAGACCGGGGAGGGGGTCTGACAGAATCAGCGAACAGCCCCTACTTAGTCCCTCAAATTTCCTCAAAAATAAAAAAGACCAATTAAGGAGAATAGCCGTGATACCATTCATTCAAAAAGATAAGGCTATTACAAAGGCTAGAAGATATTTTAAAAGATATGGATATCGTGTAGTTGGCAGTAAGACCACTAACGCCTATGTGTATGTAAAAGCTGTCAGCTATTTAAAAAATCCGGTTATTGGGAGAGCAAGTCTCAATACGGGCACAGTGGTAGCAATACTGAATGCAAATAGCTGCCCGGTAGAAATCACAGATGGAAAATACGATTAACAGGAGTAAACGCATGATTTTTTTACTCGTTATGCTATTTTGGATTTTATATACATTGCAGGCTCCTTGGTGGATGTATTTGCTATTGATCCTCCTGGGGATATGTGGAACTAAGGATTGAGGTTATAGCTTATGCAGATCTACGGAAAAGAGATTAAAGACGAATGTTCAAAATGCGGTGAAGTCCTACAATGCGAATTGTTTCTGCAAGGTCATGGGATTAAGAGAGACCGTGAGAACGTTGCGGAAATGGTTAGCTGCCAGATGAAGCATCAAAAGAGCAGACTTGATAAAGAGCCTAAAGAAGATTTGCCAGTTAAGGAGAAATGCGAATTGCCGCCGGAGATTAAAGAGATTTACACAGAGGTTTGGAAAATCCATAAAGAGTGCGCTAATCCGAAAACGGATGATGACTGGTCGTATCTTATCCGGCAAGGCAACTTGCTGATTAAAATGCACAACAATAGCCAGTTTGCTAAAGCACTGGTAATGGCAATGATCGATGAAATTGAAGGAAGGACGAAGAAAAAGTGAAAATATGGAAATTGATAGAATATATATTGATAATATTAATTAGTGCAATGAAAATTTTATTTATTGTTTCCGGAGCAATACTTTTTTATCGGAGCGAGAATATAGTGGATAAATTAATATACTTCGTTATGGTATTACTTTTCGGAATTTCAATCTACTTTGAGAGGGAGAAAAGAAAATGACACTTTTAAGAATTTTAATCAGCATTATGCTGATTATATTGACAATTACATTTGCATGGAATGCTCCGAAAGAGGAAACAGGAAGCAATGTTATCATAGTTTTTAGTTTTGCTTTAGCAACAGCATTAGCAACCGTTTTCATGTGGGTATAATATGTGGTTGCCGGAGATTATGCGAATTATCCCATATCACATTGTTGAATGGGTTAAATTCATAAAGCCATTGTTATTGCCGAATATCCGGTGTTGTGTTGGCATTGGATATGTTTCCGAGAAATCAAGGCATCAAGAGTGTATGTAGCCTGTGTGTGGGAAATGAAAAATGAAATAATGCGTTCGACAACACTAAGTTTTACAGAGTACCGTGCGCAGGCGTGATAATTTTGAATAGAGTGGTTCACGAAAATAATCCGGGAGCAGATGGTCTCTCTCCCGGAGTTTAGGACTATCGCCAAGCGGTAAGGCACAGCACTTTGACTGCTGCATCCCAGGTCCGAATCCTGGTAGTCCTGTTTCGCAGATGTTTTCTTCTTTCGGTCTTTGCCATCTGCGAATATTCCATCTACATGGAATACTCCTTTCACCTCATAGCGGAATGCTGTTAAGAGCCGTCGCAAGGCTCGTGAGGGTTTAACCGGTTTATGATAGTCCGGTTTTTGCGGAATACCGTTGTAGGTTTTAATCCGTGGGTTGTCAGTAAAGACATAAAAATCCTGCACTGCCCTTGCAGACATAAAATGGGTGTATGTGGTGACAGAATAGGTATTGTTAATGTGTAATGCTTGATAATGGTCGGGCGTTAATACGCTGGCAGACGTTCACAGGAATGCAAGCTATGTGAGGTGCAAATCCTCACCCACATATTTTCCATGATGACGCATGGATAGTGCAACGTAGGGCACGAAAAACATTATTGCTAACCGTCTGATGGCGGTTTCGGAACGTAGCTTAATTGGTAAAAGTGGCGTGTACACGGAAAACAACAACGAGAGCCGGATTGAAGGTTCGAATCCTTCCGTTCCGATGGTGCCGAGCTGATCTGATACTGTATGCGTAGCGCAGTCGCATACAGAGATATGGAGTGATGCGTCTGCACATTTTGGGGAAGCGGCAACGATTGGCGGTGTTGCGGCTGACTGTAAATCAGTTCCCAAGCGGTAAACATTGGAGGTTCAATTCCTCTCTTCCCCATGCGGTTGGGTAGCTCCCAACTAGCAGGTAACTGGCGGATGCCCTGCAAAAATAAAAATATCCATAAGTGTTGCGCTGTGTCAGCGCCTTAAATGTAGGCATACAGCTTATGGAAACGCACATTGGGATGTAGCGCAAATGGAAAGAGCAGTGTCCTTCTAAGGCATAGGCTGTGGGTTCAAGTCCCATCATCCCAACTTTATCTTTATCTCCACTTAGTCTGGCACTACTGCAATAGTTCAGGTCGATGGGAGATGTATGGATAGTAGTTGCTCATTATCGGTTAACGAAAAACACTTCTGTGAGTAGAATTTGCAGATTCAAAAGCAGTCGAGCCTTGTTTGGGTCGGGTGGGTTCAACTCCCACGGCAACTATTCCCTGTCTAAAACGTAAGCCACATACGTTTAGCGAAAACCAAGCCTATGAAGTAGAGAACATACAAGACTGTGAGATTGTGGATAGTCAGTGACAAGTATGCGGTGCACATTTGGTTATGGCAAGCGCAAGCCATAAAAGGTTTTACGGTGCGATTCCCATGTATAGCTTCAGTGGTAGAACAGCATCCGCATAGGATGTGTGTCGGCGGTTCAATTCCGTCTGCATGGGTTACGGAGGATATGATATGAAACATATCAAAGAATGGAACACTTGCGATAGGTGTGGAGTAGAAATAAAGAATACACTTATCAGAAAAGGAAGAATGAACATTAAGACAGAAGTGCAGGAAAGAGTTTGAGGAGTGGATGAAAAATGAAAGACACAATATTGTACATCAGTGATAGAGAAAAAAGAGTCGCAAGCTTTTTGAAAAATCTTTGTCTAAATTGCTGGAATGCAAAAAAAGAATATCTTTTGGATTTGAGACATGACATTTTGATAACAGATAAGGTTGATGTTGTTGGAAAATCATTTTATGGAAGTCATTTGGGGTGTGGATATGGGCATTGTTTATATTACTGCATCGATGAAACAATTGATAAAAACAGAATGACGGATAAAGATAATCAACAACTAATGGAAATACTGTTTCATGTTAGAGAAGGAGCAAAAGAAGTATCCGAACAGGAAATATTATATATGCTTGATATGAAAGTAGATGGATGAAAAATGAGTATGACAGCAGTAATTGAAAATATAGAACGTGATGTGTTTCGACAGGTCACACCTAAAAACATCGGGAATATTGAAAATATAAAAATTGAATGTACAACACTGGGAGAAGAGCCGATTGTCGTGGCAGATACAAAGGAAGACGAGGAAACTTTGAAAAAATGTTTTTATGTAAAACTGTCCGAACATCGTTGTAGCAAATGCAACCGTCTTTTAGGTAAATTCAACGGACAGGCTGAAATCAAATGTCCGAAATGTGGTGAAATCAATAGAATTGGGGTGAATCGGGAATGAAAATTATAAAACGACACAAATTAGTAGCACCGACCAAAAGATTAACCTGCGATAAATGCGGTTCGATATTTTAGTTCGAGAAAAGAGAATGCGATGCAACTGACATAATGGGTGTAATGCATGATGGTCTTGGCAGTTACAATATCAAGTGCCCTGTATGTGGGAAACGGTCGTATTTTGATTGGAAGTAAACTGAATATTTAGAGCACCAGTCGTAGAGTGCCTACGCAGAGAGCCAAATTTCCAAAATTTTAGGGAAGGAGGCTCTTTTATATTGGCGAGTCAGAGCCTTATATCGGCAGTAAACAGCTATGACAATTACATACAGCGCAAGGGAATTGATGAACAGGTCATTGATGCGTACATACAGGCATTATCGGTTGCATTTCGGTCAGAAAATGATGTTAAGTACGGATTGCAGCAATCAGCAAAAACAAAGTCACTCATTGCAAAATATGTCAAAGAAAAGACAGGCGGAAGAGTTGCTGATTTGGAAGTATACGCAGGGGATAATGATACATCATATAAAATTTTAGATCAATTTTACAATGTTTTAATGTATGAATCAGCGTATCTAGTTGACAGCTTTTTTTATTACATTGAAGTTGATGAAAAAGACCCGTGGAGAAGATTTTATTTTCCAAGAAGAAACGTTTTGAAACCAGTAGTAGGAGCATATCAAGAAATTTACGATGGAAAACTGGATTTTCTATCAGTTTCCCAGCCAAAACGTACAGGAAAGACAACCGGAGGATTGAGACTGGCACAAATGATGGGTGGAAGAGACCCAGACGGAAGTATTTTCGGTGTTGGAAAAGGTGAAGGACTGGTAAAGAGGTTCTACGGTGGTCTTTTACAAGGATTTGAGACTGAAAGTACTTATCAGCGGTTTTTAAGTGTTTTTCCGGAAGCTACAAAAATAAGCAAAGATGGATACAAGAGCGCAGAAAACCTTTCCATAGACCTAAAAAGCAAGAATATCTTTCCAACATTTACTTGCCGACCTATTGATGGCGCAATCGTAGGTTGTACCGAAGCAAACGTGCTTGTCTATATTGATGACTGCGTAAAGAACCATGAGGAAGCAAGAAACAGAGACAGGCTAGAGTTCCTGTGTGAAAAGGTCACAGATGACGTTTTAGGACGTAGATTAGAGGGTACACCTATTATTATCCAGGGAACAAAATACAGCCTGTATGACCCTATTACAGCGTTACAGACCAAGGCTGATGAACTAGGGTGGAGATGGAAAGAGGTTGCAATTCCGGCACTTGACCCTGTAACGGACGAAAGTAACTGGGAAATATACCGTAAGGATAAATGGGGACTTAGAAAGATTTTTACAACGGACTATTATCGGAAAGAGAGAAAACTTGTTTCAGAGGAAACATGGGAATCTGAGTTTCAACAATCACCGTTTGAAGCAAAGGGACGTATGTTTGCTGAAAAGGAATTGAACTACTTTGAAGAACTTCCGATTGACAGAGAACCAGACGCAATCATGGCGGCCTGTGATAGCGCAGATAAAGGAGAAGATAGCTGCTCAATGCCTATCGGTTATGTGTACGGAAACGAGGTCTACATAGTAGATGTTGTGTTTGATAATGCAGGAACACAGTTTACGAAGCCGGAATGTGCAAATATGCTTATTAAGCACAATGTAAAGACTGTGACATTTGAGAGTAACAGTGCCGGAGAATACTTCGGTCGTGATGTTATGGACATTGTAAAGTCGCAGGGAGGAAGATGTAGCGCAAGGTTTAAGTTTAACTGTTCCAACAAAATTACGAGAATGGAAAATGCAAGGGATAATGTAATTCGTGATTATTATTTTCGTGATTTCAAGAAAATGGACAGGCAGAGCCAGTACTACAAATTCATGAAGGAATTAACCACTATGACACGTAGCGGAAAAGTAAAACACGATGATGCACCAGATAGCATTGCATTGTTTGAAAATGAGATGCGTAGCGGATACATAAAGCCAACAGTAATTTTGCCAAGCCCTATATAGGAGGTAAATCGAATGGTGACCAAAGAGGTTTTATCTCAATACATAGATTTACAGGAAGAAATCAAAGAAGTACAGCAGAAGATTAAAAAACTTGAATCGGATATCAGAAAAATTGAATCGGATGGGAATGTTGTTGACAGCGTATCAGGTGGATGCGGGGGCACTGAACATTTCCGTATTGAAGGATTCCCTTATCCAGAGTACAGCAGAAAACGAACTTTGCTTTATTCAAGAAAGGCTACTTTACAGCTTTTAGAGGACGATTTACTGCAAAAAAATAATGAAGTCGAAGAATTTATTGCAAGCGTTCAGGACAGTCGTATAAGACGGATCATAAATTTACGTTTTATTGAAAAATTATCATGGAACAAGGTTGCTGATAGAATCGGTGGTGGAAACACAGAGGATAGCGTAAGAAAAGCATTCGATCGTTACATGGCAAATTAAACTTGTCCGATATGTCCGATTTTTCCGTGATACTATTAAGATGCAGAAAGATTCCAAGATATTTTTCATTTCCTCCTCAGATAATGTGAAGACTCCAGAAATACCGCTTTTATCAGCAAGGGCGGTATTTTTGTGCGCAGAAAAGAGGTATTTATGATTTTTAACCAAAAAATTAGAGTGTACTGTCCGAAATGCGGACGGTTGGTCGGTGAATGCAGTTCAAAATCACATATCGACAAGAAATATAAGTGCCGGAATTGCAATAAGATGGTTGTTTACCATACAGAGACCGGAGAACGTGAGATTAAGAAACCCCCAAAAAGAGATCAGAGTAGTGGAATGACATTTATGTAGGTGATAAAAATGCAAACTGGAAGAATTGTACTTTATACGGATGTAGAAGAAATTACATACAAAAATGTCATTGATGTTTTGAGAAATGCCATGACAGACCATAGGGTAAATGCAGCAAGGATTAAATACCTCATGGAGTATGATGAAGGAAATCAACCACTTAAAAGAAAAAAGAAAGTAAGAACAGAAATTGATTGCCATTGCGTAGATAATGTGGCAAATGAGATAACGGAATTTTGGAGTTCATTCGGCTTCGGGAATCCTATTACGTTGGTTCAGACTGGAGATGCAGAAGATAAAGAAATTGCAGAGGGAGTAAAAAACCTTAATAAGCAATACAATCTTGTAAAAATCAAAACAAAAACACAAGAAATTGCAAGACCTATGTTAATAGGTGCTATTTGCAATGTTTTAATCGACGTAAATACAGAATGGAAACCTGGGAAAGCATATTTTACATATGATGTACTTAATCCAATGACTTCATTTGTTATCAAGTCAAGCTATTACGCAGATCGAAGAACAATGCTTGGAGTAACATTCCGGCATGATAAAAACAGCGGAAGTACATACTACACTTGTTACAGTAAAGACAGCAGATACGAAATTAGGGATATGAACAAAATCATCAATGGCGATGCTGTTGAAGATGATGCTAATAAATGGAAACACGAAGAAAGAAGCGGAGAAAAAAATCCTTTAGGAGTTGTCCCTATTGTTGAGTATTTCCGGTCTTATGATCGTATGGGAGTGTGGGAGCGGCAAATTTCCGAAATGGATAATTTGAATCTTATGATTTCGGATTTCTCCAATGATGTTGACCAAAATACACAAGCTATATGGCACACGAATGATGTTGATTTTCCTACTGTTGAGGAAAAAAACGAAGATGGTACAGTTACAGAAAGCGTAAGAAAGCCAAAGTCTGGTGAATGGATGCAAACATATACGGCATCCGATGGAAAAACACCTATTGTAGAAGCACTTGCTGTTAATTATGACTACGAAGGAATGCTTAACAATATACAGGTACGGAGACAAACAATCTTGCAAAAGTGCAATGTACCGCAAAGAAATGATAATTCTGGTGGCAGTACTGGTGTCGCAATGAGTGATGCTACAGGGTGGAGCCATGCAGAAGCAGCGGCATCAAAACAGCAAATGATTATTGATTCGTGCAAAATGGAAGAGGTTGAGGTTGTGTTAGCAGCTATCAATGCATCTTCCTATGTTCCGCAAGATGATCCAATGAGAAAACTTACAATAGCTGATTTAGAGCCAAACATCAAGCGACAAAAGACATACGAAATGTCAACAAAGGTGAATGCAATGGCTACTATGCTCAGTCATGGATTTAGTCTTGAAGATACTACTGATTCCATCCCGTTTTTCGATGATCCAAGCAAGGTATGCAGCAGAAGTGGGGAAGGAGTTCGCAAATACCAAGAAACTATTTATAAAACAAATAGTCAAAATGCTGGAGAAGGTGGAGATGGAGAGAAAGAACCAAATTCTGGAAGGACAATGCAAGACTTGTCAGACCAAATTTCTAACAGCCCTTTAATTGATAAGAACCGTACAGACAAATAAATATCATGATATCAAGCCATTGGGTTTTCCCAGTGGCTTTTTATATGCCTTACGTCAGAGAAGACGTTAATCGCAAGAACTTAGAGAAAAAGTATAAAGAGCAAGATTAAGAAAGAATGAGGTAAAAATCATGGCAGATGTAACCACACAGACAACAGAAACACAAACAAAAGAAGTTAGTGGACAACAGATTGAAAGCAAACAGCCTACTGTTGAAGAACTCATGGCGCAACTTGCTACAGAAAGAGCTGAAAAAGAGAAGTATAAAAACAGATCTGATAAAGCTAGTTCGGAAGCAGCAGAGTACAAGAAACAACTTCGATCGAAGCAGACTGCGGAAGAGCAGGAAGCAGAAGCAAAAGCAGAAGCACAGAGAATTGCGGACGAAGAAAGAGAGTCCATGCGAAAGGAACTTAACCACATTAAGGCAGTAGCTGCCTACAAGGGAGTTTCTGAAAAATCTGTTGAAAAGTTGATTGATGCGGTTTCAGAATCTGACCATACCGCCATTGCAACTATTATTGAAAACGAAAAAAAAGCGGCAGTAGCAGAAGCACAGGCTGAATGGATGCGCACAAGACCAAGAGTGAATATCGGTGGCGGCGAATACTCTGGTATGACCAAAGATCAGATTATGGCAATTCCGGACAGAAATGAGCGCAGACGTGCTATTGCAATGAATCAAGATTTATTTTAGGAGGTATAAACTATGGCAGCAGAAAACAATCTGATTAAGAAAGATGACCTTGCAAGAGCAAGAGAAATTGAATTCGTAAACCTTTTTGGGTATTCCATTAAAAAGTTGGTAGAAGCCCTTGGAGTAACCAGAAAAATCCCCAAGGCAGCAGGAACCATGTTGAAGTCCTACAAGGCAGTAGGAACTCTTCAAGATGGACTGGTTGCAGAAGGAGATACCATTCCTCTTTCTAAATACAAAACTGTACCCGTCAACTATGAAGAGATTACTTTGAAGAAGTGGAGAAAAGCCACTTCCGCAGAAGCCATCATCGAAAAGGGGTACGATCAAGCGGTTGTAATGACTGGCGACGAAATGCTGAAAGATGTGCAGAAGGGAATCCGTAAGAACTTCTTTGATTTTCTTTCTACTGGCACAGGCTCTGCTTCTGGAAAGACTTTCCAGGCTGCACTTGCACAGGCATGGGGACAGTTACAGGTGCTGTTTGAAGATGATGAAATTCAAGCAGTATACTTCATGAATCCGCTGGATGTGGCAGATTATCTGGCAACCGCACAAATCTCTTTACAAAATGCTTTTGGCATGACCTATGTAGAGAACTTCCTTGGACTTGGCACTGTTATCTTTAACAGTTCTGTACCAAAGGGAAGCATCTATGCAACCGCAAAAGATAATATTGTTCTGTACTACATTCCTGTAAACGGTGCGGATCTGGATGAAGCGTTCACTTTTACTTCTGACGCAACCGGATATATTGGAATCCATGAAACACCGGATTATGACAACATGACCTGTAAGGACACTGTTATTTCTGGCATTGTTCTTTTCGCAGAAAGAATTGACGGCATTGTAGTGTCCACAATTACAGGAGATAACACTCTTGGTACACTGACTGTTACCAGTATTGCAAGCACCACAGATAATGGTAAAACAAAGATTACTGTAAGCCCTAGCAAAGGCGCAGGTAACTCTTATAAGTACAAGATTGGAGAATCCGCTCAAACTGTAACTTATGGAAAATCTGTACAGACGTGGGCTGCATGGGACGGTAGCGAAGAGATTACCGCAGAAACTGGAAAGATTATCACCGTAGTAGAATGCGATGGATCTTACAAGGCAGTTAAGGCTGGCAGCAAGGCAGTAGTAGCAAAGGATGAATAAGAGGTAGCACATGGCAGAATATACGACTTTGGAGCAAGTAAAAATCCGTCTGAAACAATTTCATATTGATTCTGAAAGCTCCGAGGTCGTGTTTGATGACCTTGAAGATAACCCTCTGATTGAGCAACTTATCAGTCAAGCGAAAGCTGACATTGTGGCAAAGAGAATGTACCCGGACAGCTACACGGATGAAAAGATTGCAGAGGACTTGAAGCGGTTTGAGAGCGTGATTGTGAACGTGGTTGTGTATGACCATTCACAGGCTGGAGAAAACTTCATGGCAAGCTATTCAGAAAATGGTGTGTCGAGAACATGGAGAGACCGTGAGGATCTGTTTGTTGGCGTATTTCCATTTGCAAAGGTATTGTAATTAAAAGAAGATTGTGCGTGACCATATTGCTGGTGTCAGCAATATGATTGCAGGCGGCACACTTTAAGGGTGGTGGGCGGTGTGCCAACAATAAGTAACAGGAGATATGAAATGAAAGATTTTTTATTACAGACATACACTATTGTATTGCCTATTTTATTAGGATATATTGTCTGGCTCCTTAAACAACAAAAGAAGGACAGGGATGCAAACAGTAAGGGAACAATGCTTCTTTTGCGTGTTCAACTTATTGAGTATCACGATAAGTACATGAAGTTGGGAGAGATTCCCAGTTATGCGTATGAAAACTTTGTTGAGATGTATAATGCTTATCATGCGCTAGGTGGCAATGGAATGGCTACTAAAATGTACGAGGAAATCAAAGAAATCAGATTGAAGAATGGAGGTAAAGAATAATGGATTTTGCACAAGTAGGAACTTGCGTAGCAATCGTGATTATCTGCTATCTTGCCGGTATTGGAGCGAAACTTATTCCGGTTATTAAAGATAATTACATTCCGGTTGTTGTTGGCATTGTCGGTGGCATTCTCGGAGTAGTAGGAATGTATGTGATTCCCGACTTTCCGGCAAATGATGTTCTAAATGCTATTGCGGTCGGCATTGTTTCCGGTTTGGCAAGCACCGGGGTAAATCAGATTTACAAACAGGTGAAGAAAGATGCTTGAAGCAAATAAGCAAAAAATGAAGTATTCCAAACAGGGTGAGAAAGTCACAATCTACGACCGTGACGAAAATGGAAACATCAAGTACATTGAGGTCGACGGTGAAAAGATTCCAGTAGTTTTGAGAGAAGCTATCGGATTTTCTGACCCTGTTCCTTTTTCTGCCAATATCAGCAACAAACTGTCGGAAGTACTGGTAAAGGAATTTGGTATTGATGATTCCAGTTCCTATTGTCAGATTGTGACCGATAAGGGATATTTGCCGATTAAGGCAGGAGATATTGTTTGGAAGAAATCTGATGTGGGGCGAGATAGTGATGGACTGGTTGATGATAAGACAGCGGACTACGTTGTAAAAGGTGTAGCTGATGAAGGACTTACCGTTGACCTGTTTTTGCTTCAAAAAACGGTAAAGTAATATGGGAAAACCGATTGAACTAAATCTATTCAGTGACAAGTCCATACAAAACGCTATTAAGGCTCTTAAAGACTACGAAAACAGCTTGACCTATAAATGTAGGCTACTGGCTGAAACTTTGGCAGAAAACGGTGTAGAGATTGCTAGAGTGCAGATTGCTGACCTTGATGCTATATTTACGTCGGAACTTTTGCAAAGCATTCATGCGGAATACGTTGGCTCCGTAAAAGGTGGCGGTGTTTGGGCGGTGGTTGCAGGTACAGACCATGCGGCTTTCGTGGAGTTTGGTACTGGTGTTGTTGGAAAGCAGTCGCCATATCCATATCAACTACCGGAAGGTGTTGACTGGCAGTATGCAAGCGGAAAAACCATAAGGCAACTTGCGGATGGAAGATATGGATGGTTTTATCCTGCGGATGACGGTAAATGGTATTTTACAGAAGGTATGCCGTCAAGACCATTTATGTACCTGACTGCAATAGAAATTCGTGAAATTGTATTACAGACAGCAAAGGTGGTGTTTGGAAATGGCGGTTAATGAATATCAATGGGTATCAGATTTCAAAGTCAAGATTGCATCATACTTGAAAATGAAAATACCGCAGAGCCATCCTAAAGCGTATGTAACGGACAAGAGCAAAGATTTGTCAGAACCCACATTCCCCACAGTTTACTTTCATGCTATGCCGTTCACAGAGACAGGACAAGACCTTGAAGGACGGTCTATCAATGGAATCACAGCATCGTACCAGGTGGATGTGATAACCAACAAAAGTCAGGAAGAAGCTGAAGCTATCATGGCTACGGTTGCCGGACTTTTCAAACGTTTGCGATTTCAGATAACTTCCATGCCGGAGTTTAGCAATACTTCGCAGAAAACATACAGAAGCACAGCACGGTTCAGAAGAAACGTAGATGCTGATGATATATTGTAACTATTAACAGAGCCTAATGGCTCTATTTTTTATGCAAATTTGGAGGTAAATATGGCTACTGGTTTAAAATCAAGAATTGCCTATAAAGAGCCTAGTTCTAGTGCCGCTGCTGGTGAATACTGGGCAGGAACGTACAAATTGCTTATGAGAGCAAAAAGTATTCCTTCACCGTTCGGAAGTCAGAACATGGTGGATACTTCTACACTGGAAGATTTGGTCGAAACACAGGAAATGGGTCGTAGAGCAGCTAACAGTATGGAAGTGCAAGGGGCATTTGAGAAAAAGTACAAGGATGAAATGGTGACAAACGAGGGAAAGAAACTCGATTTCATCATCCTGTATGGAACTGACGGAAAAGGCTCAGAGGGTATTTGCGCATTTATCGGTCAGGAAAGTTTTGCACCGGACGAAGCGACAGACGATCATCTGACTGGAACTGCTACGATTGCACAAGCTACTGTGCCTAAGTGGATTGAAGATAATTACACTGTTGCAGTAACAGAGGATGAAAACGGTTATCCCACAGCAATTACACTGACAAAAAAATAGAAAGTCAGTCAGAAACAAATAGCACTGCCGTGGCTGACTTTGACGAAACGGTAGACGAACCATTGATTTAAGCAAAAGAGAGCCGTCTTCGGGCGGCTCCTTTCCAACAAAATGTTGGGGAAAGGATATGTTTTTATGAAGAAGATTTTAGTTAATGATGTTGAATATACTTTAGAGTTTGGATTCGGTGCTGTGGAGTGCAAGGATTTGATTCAAAAGATGTTTCTTATGCTTTCCGGTGGCTATGTAGCTAAAAAAGCAAAAAACGTACAGAATCCCACACCAGAAGAAATTGTAGATGGTAGCGGATATATGCTTGCAGAATTTCCTCATGTATGCAAAACGGCTTTTTATGCTGGTATTATCGAAAACCATGAAGATATTACACCGGATGAATCCAATGCTTTAATGAAAGAATACATGAAAGCAAACGGTCTGTCTTTTGTGAAGCTGTATGGAGAACTGACAGACTGTATGAAAGAAGACGGTTTTTTCGAGCTGTCGGGTCTGACGGAAATGATGACGCAGACCAAGGAAGAGATGGAGAAAGAGGACAGCAAGGTAACGAAAATGCCGCAGGATCACAAGAAGAAATCGACTGGCACAAAATAATATGGGAAGAATATTTTCCATTTGCTTTTTCCATGGGAATTTCGATAGAAGAGTTCAAACATCTGAATCCTAAAAAATTAGAGTGGTGTTACAAAGGATATAAACTCAAAAAAGAGGAAGAAGATAGGAATTCATGGCAACGGTGGGGAGATTATGGAATATCTGCATTAATCTTTGCAATAGACCATTGCTTAAATGGAGACAAAGCAAGAACTACTTATGTTGAAAAGCCTATTTCAGAAAAGATAGCACATGATAATGAGCCTAAATATAAGGAATCTAATGAAGAAATTGCAATATGGGAAATGAAACAGCGAATTAAAGCATTAAGAGAACAAGGATTACCGGAAAGTCCGGATTAAGGAGAAACAAGCATGAGTTTAACAGGAATTGATGTGTCCTCATATCAGGGGACGATTAACTGGTGGGCGGTAAAACAGAACGGAATTGATTTCGCTATTCTGAAAGTCATCCGTAAGGATTTGAACCCGGACAAGAAGTTTGAAGAGAACTGGAAAGGTTGCCAAGAGCACAATGTCCATGTGCACGGAGTATATGAATACGGATATATTACAACAGTTGCAAAATCACGATCTGATGCAAGAAGAGTGCTTACTATTCTTAATGGCAGAAAAGTGACAGTATATCTTGATGTTGAAGATGCCGTTATGAAAGGTCTTGGCAAAAATATTATTTCCATTATCAATGCTTACGGCAAGGTCATCACCGATGCAGGATTGCAGTTCGGTGTATACACTGGGGAAAGTTTTTACAAGACATACATCAAGCCTTATGGCGGTGTGAGTTATCCCATGTGGATTGCACGGTACGGAAAGAATAACGGAAAGTGCGATGTGAAGTATCAACCGCAAGTACCGAACATGGTAGGCTGGCAGTATACTTCTAAAGGGCGTGTAGGCGGCATTGCAGGAAATGTGGACATGAATGTATGGTACAAGGAATTAGAAGCCGTACAGGGCAATACGAAAGCGTACAGCAACCCTTACGCAGAACCGACAAGACTGTTGAAGAAAACAGTTCCTTGCATGAGAGGTGATGATGTGCGGTGGTTGCAATTTGCACTTATTCATCATGGTTGCTTATCTGCGGTGAATGCAAAGGGAAAGAGCAACATTGACGGAATTTTAGGCAAAGACACAGCAACGGCAATCGGAGTATTCCAAAAGAAAGTCGGAATCACGGTTGATTGCAAGTGCGGTGCGGTTACGAGAGAATATCTCAAGAAATGATTTTAGGAGCGGTAGGTGTCACAGCTTACCGCTCTTTTTCTTGGAAGTGGCAGACACTTCCTTTTTTTATTGCGGTAAAGGCGGTGCGGTATGGCAGATATTGATATTGATGATCTTCAAATAAAAATAAGTGCGGATGCGAACAAAGCCAGTAGTGCACTGAACAAACTTGCAAATAGCCTTGAAAGTTTCCGGAAGAGTGTTGTGTGGGATACTGGTAAACTGTACAGTATCGGTACTGGAATCAAAAACATATCGGATGCCGCTACTGGTTTTAAAGGTGCAAAGTCTAAAGAACTATCATCTTTGGCTACGGCACTGAATAAATTTAACAAAGTTGATACTGTTTCATTACGTGGTGTTGGCTCAGCTATGGAGAATTTGGCACATTCCATGTCTGTCATTCAAAGCATTGATGTGTCTGGAATTACTAGCACAGCGGCAGCTATCGCAAAACTGGGCGGTAAAAATGCTACACAGGGTACTGCAAACCTACTGGCAATGAAAGACCAGTTAGCAGAGTTTGTAAAAGGTATGAACAGTGTAGGAACAATGACGTTTGACCCTAGTGGATTGCTAAATACTGCAAATGCGATTAGTAAACTGGGAAGCAAGTTTTCTACACAGGCAACACAGAATCTTCCGGCACTGTCAGCACAATTACAAAATTTTGTCCGGCAGATGAACAATATCGGTGCACTGAATTTTGACACTGCGAATTTAGCAAATTTAGTTACATCTATCTCTAAACTGGGTAGTGTAGCATCCGGCAGAGCGGTAGGAAATATCCCTCTGTTGGCTAAAAACCTTAAAGGCTTGTTTGAAACTTTGTCTACCGCACCGAACGTAAGCGAGAACATTATCCGCATGACAAATGCACTGGCAGGACTGGCATCTACTGGTGCGGCATCCGGTCGGGCTGCAAACTCTTTGGGCAGAAATCTGAACAATTATACGGCAAGCGCAAAAAGAGCCACAAAAAGCACATTTAGCCTTGCAGCGGCTTTCGGAAAATTCTACGCAACATATTTCCTTGTTATTCGTGGAATTAAAAGTCTGTGGAAATCCATAGAGGGAACTACGGACTATATTGAAGCATTCAACTACTACACGGTTGCTTTCAATAAAGTCGGCAAGGAATGGGGAAAGGACTTTGAAAAATTCGGTTACGACAATGCAGAGGATTATGCGCAGAGTTTTGGAAACCGTGTAAATGAACTTCTTGGCAAAATGTCCGGTCTGAAAGTAGATGTAGATGGTGGACTGATTTCTGAAAGTGGAATGAAGAATTTGGGACTAAATTTACAGGAGATTACCCAGTACGCTTCACAGCTTGCATCTATCACCAATTCTTTAGGGCAGACCGGAGAAGTTACCACGGCAATTTCAAAGTCCATGACAATGCTTGCCGGGGATATATCATCTCTGTTTAACGTGGATTTCAGTACAGTTGCAACTAATTTACAGTCCGGTTTAATCGGTCAGTCAAGAGCATTGTATAAGTATGGTATTGATATCACAAATGCCACTTTACAGACTTATGCTTACAAATACGGAATTGAAAAAGCTGTCTCAGAAATGTCACAGGCAGAGAAACAGCAGTTGCGTCTACTGGCAATCTTAGATCAGTCCAAAGTGTCATGGGGAGACTTGGCCAACACAATCAATTCACCAAGCAACATGATTCGCCAGTTCACAAACAATGTGAAAGAAGCTGGCATGGTTCTAGGTCAGTTATTTATTCCGGTATTGCAGAAAGTACTTCCTGTCATTAACGGTGTCGTAATTGCGATTAAGAGACTGCTTGTCAGTGTGGCAAATTTACTGGGAATCAAGATTGACTTTTCGTCATTCGGTCAAGGTGTATCCGGGTACAATGAGGATTTGGAAGATACGGCAGATGCACTGGATAAAGTGGGAACAAGCGCAAAAAATGCTCAAAGCGGAATCAGAGCATTTGATAAATTGAAAATTATTTCCACACCAAAATCCAGTGGTTCCGGAAGTGGTGCTGGTGGAGCAGGAATTGACCTTACCAAAGAAATCATGGATGCTACTGCTGAGTACGAGAAAGTATGGCAGGAAGCATTTGACAAGATGCAGAACACGGCTATGGGTTGGGCTGATAAGATAGAAAAACTTCTTGAACCTGTGAAAAAGTTGTTCAAGGATTTGTTCAATGGTGATTTTTTTGAAGCAGGAAAAGATTTGTCCGGCATTGTAACAGGGATATTTAACTGGATGTCCGATGCTATTGCATCTGTAGACTGGTACCAAATAGGTCAAAACATAGGACAGTTCCTTGCCGGTATTGATTGGACTGCTGTATTTACATCTGCAGGAAACTTTATAGGACAAGCAATTACAGCGGCAATCGACCTGTGGAAAGGAAGTTTTGATGCCGCACCTATTGAAACCACGATTCTGACAGCAATAGGGCTTTTGAAATTCACTGGTGTTGGAGATATCATATGGGGGAAAATATCGGACAAGTTATCAGCCAAAGTACTAGGATCAAGTATAGGAATAGTTCCGACAATTGCAATAGCTGCTGTTACTTGGGAGATTGGATTTAATGTAGGAAAATCTTTAGGAAAAGCATTGTTCCCAGAAGATGCAGAGTACTACGACAATTTTACGTGGTTTGGTGAAAATGGTTTTTTTGATACATTAAAAAATACTGATTTTGCCACATTAAAAACTGCGTGGGATGATTTATACAAAGATATAACAGATAATGATTTGTATAGATTCTTGACAGGAACAATGTTGCTTCCAAAACATAGCACTCTTGATGATTTTGGAGATAAAATTGATTGGCTAATTGATAAAATAAAAAATACAAAAGTAGATATGTCAGATACTTTTGGTCTGTCATCTGCACTTATCAATATAGCACCACTTGTTGGAAACTGGTTTAATGAAAATGTATCTCCTTGGTTCACAAAGGAAAAGTGGCAAGGAATGGGTCAAACTATAGAGTCATCACTTTCTGAAAAATGGACTTCTTTTACAACATGGTGGAACCAAACAGGATTTTCAAGTTGGTGGAAAAAAATTTCAGAGCAGTTTGGACCAACAAAATGGAATAAATTGCTTGAAAACATTCCAACGGCGTTTAGAACAGCATTTAAAACAGCAGCTAATGTTGCAATAGCTCCTTTGAACCTTGTAATAAGTGGAATAGAAACCATGATAAACAATGCCATAGACCTTATTAATGGTTTGATGTCTGCAGCAAGGTTAATACCTAAAATTGGTGACGCAGTTCCGAATAATATACAACACATTAGTGTCGGAAGAATACCTACATTTGAAAAAGGTGGTTACGTTCCAAGCCGATACACAATGTTCATGGCGGGAGAGAACGGTGTTCCGGAGATTGCCGGGACAGTAGGCGGCAAGACAGCGGTTGCCGGTGGAGTTGAAATCACTGGAATCAAAGATGCTATCAATTCCACGGCACAACAGGAAATTGCACTTCTGAAACAGAATAATCAGTTACTGCAAGGAATCCTTGAAAAAGAGTTTGGAATAACAACCGATCAAATTGGAATTGCCGCAAGACAATACGGTCAAGAGCAATTTAACCAAAAACACAAGAATGTATATGTATTTTAACACAGACAGCACTCTGAATGGGTGCTGTCTATTTTTATGCAATAAGGCGGTGAGCGTATGTCAGCATATCAAGGATGGCTTTTAAAAATTGGAGATTACGTTATTGACCAGTCAAGATTTATAGCCGCTGAAAGTTATCAGCCAGCTGTAAATATGCAAGATGTAGACCCTTGGACTGATGCAAATGGATACGTACATAGAAATGCTGTGGAGCTAAAAGCATTAAGTGTTGATTTTTCAACGCCTGCGATGCTGACGGATGACGATTTGCAAGAGTTACTGTCCGGGATACGAAGAAACTTTATTGATGCAACGGAACAGGGATGTAATATCACGGCATACATTCCATTTTTAGGTCAATATGTCACACAATATGGATATATGGCTGATATAAAGCCTACAATCTACGGAACTTATGACGGAGAGATTAAATACAATCAGATAGAATTTTCATTTGTCGGAGGTGTAGCGAATGAGTAACTATACCTATGCGGATTTGTTTGATAAAAGCGCATCCAAAAAGGAAATCACGATTGAAACAGAGGACAAGTCTGTAAAAATCACCAACAGCGAAATCCATTTTGAACAGTTTGAATTAAAAGAAATCCTATGTGATGATGATTACCTTACATTTGGACAGTGCAATGCATCACAGTTAAAATTCAAAATTTCCAACGTGTTCACAAGCATGATTGGGAAACAGATAAATGTTTCAGCTGTGATTAATGGACATACTGACACACCGTTTATTTTCGGCAAATACCGTGTCGTTTCCGATAAACCAACAGATGATAAGCGTTACAGGAATGTGACTGCTTATGATGCCATATACGACATTGGAGAGGCGGAAGTATCTTCCTGGTATAACGGATTAAAGTTTCCTTTGACGTTAAAGCAGTTCAGAGACAGCTTTTTTGCATATTTTGGTGTTGAACAGGTAGAAACCACATTACCTAACGACAACATGGAAGTGGCAGAAACCATAAAACCAAGCGAACTTTCTGGCCAGACGGTCATGGAAGCAATCTGCTCGATAAATGGATGTTTTGGCCATATTAACCATTATGGAAAATTTGAATATGTTTTCCTTAAAGCAATAATATCCGGATTATATCCAAAGAAAGGATTATATCCACAGAAAGGATTATACCCTAGAAAAGGTTCTGAAAAAGAAAAGGTTACTGGTGGAAAATACAAATCAGTTAAATATGAAGATTTTGCCTGCCAAAAAGTTACAAAAGTGCAGATAAGAAAATCAGAAAATGATATTGGTGCAGTTTACCCGGATACAGAGATTACAGAGAACGACAACAGTTATATTTTGCAAGATAATTTCCTTGTTTATGGAATGGGTGCAGATGCCCTAGAAACGGTTGCAAAAAATCTGTATGAGGTTATTAAAGTTGTAAAATATAGACCTTATAACTGTGAAAAAATAGGAAATCCTTGTTTGAGCCTTGGAGAAGCAGTCAATGTATATACGGCTAAAGAAATCATAGAAAGCTATGTGTTGAGTAGAACATACAAAGGAATCCAACAACCGACAGACACCATATCAGCAAGCGGAAAATCTCCAAAGTACAGTGAACAAGTAAATGGAATTAACAAAAGTATAATTCAACTCCGAGGCAAGACTAATGAGTTGGAGCGTAATGTAGAAGAGACCCGGTCCGAAATCAAGGATGTAGAGAATGGACTGGATACAAAGATTACACAGACAGCTGGAAAGATTGAACTTGAATCAACCCGTGCGCAAGGGGTAGAAACAGATCTGGCGGCGGCAATTTCTGTTCAAGCCGACCAAATCAAGTTGAAAGTTTCCAAAGGTGATGTCAGTTCGCAGTTGAGCGTTGAGAGTGGACAGGTAAGTATTTCTGGAAACCGTTTTGTATTGGAAGCAGATAACTGTAGCATATCAGCAGATGGAACTATAACAGCTAAAAATGCAGTAATGACTGGTAGTTTTAAGTCTATAGGGGAAGACGGGAGTTACACAGAAGTATCATCAGGTGAAATTAAATTTTATAACGAACTATTGCAAAGCACAGGATCTATAAAAGGATTGGGACAATATCTTACTATTGATGCTTCAATGGTAAGTGTAAGCGGAATTTTAGTGGTAGGAAATGGAGCAACATATGATTCACAATATGTAAAAAACATATCAACAACTTCTCAAATATTAGGCAGTAAGACAGTACTGACAAGTGCCACATTAAGTGTCACAAAAAATTATATAAATGGAACCGTATCAGATGTATCTTTGGTAACACAAACAGCCAATGTTGCTGATTATCCTGGACATAATGTTAATTTTATTACAGGAGTTTCATCACTTGGAGGTTTGCTAACTGCAACATCTGGAATTGTCACACTTATGACGTAGGAGATTTATTATGGTAAAAAAAATATTTATTCTTCAAACGATTATTGGAAAAACAATGAAAGAAGTAATGGAAGAAAGGCAAGAAATTCAGCAATATATAGCTTTTACCATTGGAATTTCCACGTTTACGGAAATCAATGCAACATTGTTTAGCACGGAAGATGGCGATGGTTTTGAAGAGTTTATGAAGCAACTTATTGACATGTCGGATACAGTGGTTGCACAGAGCGGATATGAGGTATCTGAACTGTGCAAAAATCTGTATGCTTATGCAGAAGAGCAAGGAAAAGAAATCTATGTAAGGGAGAATTGATATGGCAGCAAATTTTGAGATTAAGAAATTAAAAAGCAACCTTGTGACAGTATTAAATCAAACACCGTTGCCTATCGAGGTGAAAAGGCTTGTATTGTATGAAGTATATTCGGAGACTAAACAGTTATCAGATATGCAGATTATGAAAGAGGAAAACGAGGTAACCGCAGATGGCAATGAATAAGGTTTATACCAGAATTAATTGGGAAGATTATCCCAGTGAGAACACGGATTTAGATGCATACAATCTTAATCAGATGGATTATGCTATTGATGCGTTGGACAACCGTATCATATCACAGGATGCTTTAAAAGTAGACAAGTCTGCAATAAACGGAAACATTGCTGATTGGACTATGGATGAAGCAACCGGTGTTATTACTATTACAAAATACAACGGTGAAAAGATTATTTTTGACCTTAATATTGAAAAAATACCTGTTGGCTTTTCCATGTCTGATGACGGAATCATTACCATGACTACAGAAGATGGAACACAGTTTACAGCTGATATTGGTTCTATGATTCCGGTGTTGACATTTGAAGATTCTGCAACCATAGCTGTATCCGTGACTGGTACTGGAAAGAATAAGACTTATTCTTTTTCGATAAAAACAGGATCAGTAACAGATGCTATGCTACAGCCTAATTATTTAGCAGATATTAGAGTAGAATCCGCAAATGCATCTGCTTATGCGCAATCCGCAAATGCAAAATCTGTATTGGCTGAATCTTATGCCATAGGTGGAACCGGAACAAGAGAAGGAGAAGATACAGATAACGCAAAGTATTATATGGAGCAGGCAAAACAGCAAACAGGAGGTATACCTACAAAAGTTAGTGAATTAGAGAATGACGCTGGATATATCACCAAAGATGCTGACAATTTAACTAATTACTATGACAAGATTACTACCGACCAAAAATTAGCCAACATTGACTTGACTGATTATCTTAAAAAGACGGGTGATGCTTCCAACACAACCGTAACATTCACAGAGCCTACAGAACTGGCACAGCCGACCACAGGAGAGAAACTTGGTGGAATTATCGGAAAGGTTAGCCTTGCGATTAAGAACATCAAAACATTAATTTCTTTCATAGGCAATACTGATATTTCATCAATCGGTAATGGAACTGTCACGGGGGCAATTAGTGATGTAAATGGCAATTTAAATGGTTTGAAATTTGCATCAATATTAACATCTGTTACTCTATTAGCGGCGAATAAACAGTCCTTTTTAGGCTCCTTGTCTGACTTTGGATTGCCAAATAATGCAAATGTATTTGGGGTGTTTGCAAATTGTAATTGGCCTGTTAATGTAAGACTTGCATCGAACGGTAATTTTTACGCATATCAAATTGCAAATGTTAGCGATGATGCAACATTTATATTAAATTTTGTTGTGGCATATAAATAATTAATTAATTAATCCAAGGTATTGGGCTGCTTCTTCAAATAAATCTCAATCTGACAAATATGAGAGACTGGCAGAATAATACCGTTCCGTTGATGGGTTTAATATTATCGTACCATTAGATTTATCAATATAAAGTATGTGATTATCGCCACTTGTACCACCTACTGCATTTGTTCTAACATACATATTTTTAGGGTAATATGTCCTTCCAATATTGGCAATAATTAATGATCCGCTAGACTGCTCAGATGTAATTCGTACGCCTAACGTTACAAATACTCTGTTACCTATTTTTGAAATTGTATTGTCAGAATCCCATGATACACAATTGACTAAAGACAAATCGGTGTTTTGGTTTAACTTGCCATTTACAGAAGTAGTCATAAAAAATATTTGCGAAATAACAACAAAAAAGAGCATGGTGCAAAAACCATGCTCTTAATCTCTTTATCTGATTCCCCAGTCACCGTCATTGTTGACGAAACCAACCACATATCCTATCATGTCATCAATAATATTTTCCGGGAGTATGCTGTTTGGAGACATAAGCGGAACATATCTCCATTTTTTTACACCGTCTTCAATTATATGTGTTTTCACGACAATATATATTCCACCATTACTGGTCACAATACATCGTTCACCGTCTTGAGGTTCACGATCCGCTGCAAGGAGAATAATTTCCCCAGGCAGATAAAACGGCATATAGTAGTCGCACGGAATTTTCACACCGATATAAGTCTTGGATTTTATGTCTTCCGGCAAATTTTCTATGCACATGGGTTCCACAGCATTTGTGGTTGCGATAATTCCATTCATAAGTTGTGGATTAAGGACAGAAATATACTTGTGCGATTTTTCAATACTGGAATAGATTTTATCTTGGTGACGTATGAAGTAACGGATAAGGTACAGAGAGTGTTCCGGCAGACTGCGGCATATCTTGACAGATTCTAACATCTTATCTTCCATAGTACCACAGCCTACCATTTCATCTACGCTGATTCCAAAGGCTCTAGCAAGCGCAACAGCGGTCGATAGCTTTGTGTCGTTAGAATTACCGTATAGTAGTGAATTAAGCGTAGAATAAGGCAAATTAGCTTCATCTGCAAGCTTGTAAACCGTCATGTCCGGCTCATTAAGAAATTCGTGGAGATTACCACGAAAACTTAACATATAATTAGTACGGTTGACTGATAGATGTGTCGATATTTCTTTGATTCGGTCTTTTTTCATCATGTTTTTTATCCCCCTTTCACATGATACACTTGTAACATCCCTTGAAACAAGGGACTTCAAGTTCTGGCGAGGGCGGTGTTTATTGGCGTTTTCACCGTCCTCTTTTGTTGATATTTTACAACAATAAAAAACGTGCGTCAAATATATTGATTGTTAAGAACATATGTTCTATAATGTGATGTATCGCTACTTTAGATTCTGCGGAGAATTAAAGGGGAGAGGGGTGTGGTTACGATGGAAGAAAATTTTAAAACTAATGGAAAGAGAATGTCTAAAGAAGAGTACAAGAAAGAAATTATTGATATGATAAATTCTATTGAAGAATCTTATAAATTAAGATGGTTTTATCTTCTTATGAAAGAAAAAACAAGGGATGAATAATCACCCCTTGCGGTTATTGTATAAAGCTTCTGCCTGGACGATTAGCATATCAAGAGTTTCCGGTGGAAGCTTTTCTGCAAAACTTAGTAATCTTAAAATGCGTGGATTCTTTGATGCCCTAATCAATAAATGATCGGTAGATATCATATAACTTTTATCTATTCCATATTTCCTAACAATTTTGTCTATAAGTTCTTCTGTGATATTACTGTCTGCATTTAATAAGCTTACTTCTTCTTTGCAAAATTCTTCATAATTTAAATTTGATATGTCATAACAGCTGCTTATTATTTCTAACGAAAATGAAGATTGCAAATAATTTTCGTATGCTTCCATTTTCCGGTCAATATCACTAGCAGAAGAATTAAGAATATCTATGTTTTTGTTTCTTTTTTCTTCTGACTCTGTGTAGCCAGTAAAAAATGGATATATTTCTTTTATTTTTATAAATTTTTCATGTATTTCTTTATGGTGCTCTCTATCAAAGGTATCGAGAAAATCTACATTATATCCACAAATAGGGCATCGTGTTGTTTTGGCATCACCTTTTAAATAATCTAAACTAACACCAAGCACATCAGCTATAGACTTCATTTTATTTTCTTTCATAACAGAAACACCATTTTTCCAGTTAGAAATCGGAGCAGTACCACCTTTTATTTTTGCTAATTTAGATACTCTGTAGTCTGTAAACCCACAAATATCCCTTATTTTAGCATATCTTTCGTATCCATTTCCGTCCATAGTTATTCTCCTTAAAAAATAAATTAGAAAAATAAGCTATCTCATATTGACACGCTTAAAAAACTATGCTAAAGTACATACATAGCTTAGAAACATAAGCTAATCAAAAAGGTAGTAGATTATTTTTCTATATTAACTTAGGCGACGCTATGATTATATTAGAAAACTAAGCTACTGTCAATATGTTTTTGAAGAAAGGAGAGAGAAAATGTACGAAAAGTACGCAAAACGCAGAGATGAATTAGGATTGACTGATTACAAAGTTGCACAAATGAGCGGCGTACTTACATCTACTCTTAGTGAATGGAAAAAACATTATGAGACAGATGGAGAATCAGGTTATCAACCTAAGTTGGAAAAAATCTCTGCAATAGCATCTGCATTAGGCATGAGTGTAACTGATTTTATCAATTAGAAAGGAGAAACATGGAAGAATTACATATTTTTAACAATGAAGAGTTCGGAGAGATTCGGACGGTGACAAAAAATAATAAGACGTATTTTGCTGGAAGTGACGTTGCAAGTGCACTGGGATATGCAATACCGCATAAGGCTGTACAGACACATTGCAAGGGGGTTCTAAAATGGAACATCCCCACTAAAAGTGGCAATCAAGATGTCCTCTTTATACCGGAGGGTGATGTATACCGGCTCATTATGAGATCAAAATTGCCTGCGGCGGAGAAGTTTGAATCCTGGGTCATGGACGAGGTGATCCCTTCCATCAGGAAGAACGGCGGATACATAGCCGGACAGGAAACATTATCTGACGATGAACTTTTGGCAAAGGCACTTATGGTAGCGCAGAACAAGATTGCCGAGAGAGACAGAATCATTGCACAGAAACAAGAGCACATTGAACAAATGCAGCCGAAAGCAGATTTTTTTGATGCAGTTGCAGACAGCAAGACTGCAATTTCCATGAATGAGGTTTCGAAGGTACTGGGAATCAAAGGATTAGGACGTAACAACCTATTTGAATTTCTTCGTGATAATGCAATCCTGGATAGATGGAATGTACCATATCAGAAATACATTGATTGCGGATGGTTCCGTGTAATAGAGCAGAAATACACCAAGAACGGAGAAGAACACATATCTATAAAAACACTTGTATATCAAAAAGGTGTTGATGCAATCAGAAGAAAAATAGAAGCGCAGAGAAGTGCTTAGATGAAAGGAGATATTTCAGTGAATAAAGAAGTAAGAAGGGCACATTACGATAGAGGATTGAAATATGGGAACAAAGTCTTGCACGGCAGTGATTTAATGGATTTGGTAGGGCTTACTGTTTCGGATGTGAATTCCAACGCTGACGATGCAGAAGTCGTTGTATGGTTTGAAAGCAATGAACGAAATGTTGCTGTTTACTTAATGGATGATTGTTTAGATGGACAACACATTGCAATCATTGACCATGCAAATGAAGAGGAAGAATCAAAGCTTCTTCTCAGACCAGTTACGGAAAATGACATAAAAGAATTTTCTTCAATGGTTTTGTATTATACAGATGATGTTTTTGGAGAAAACGATGAAAAAATTGGAGCGCACTATTTATACTGTAATGATTTGGAATTAGAAGAATCAGAATTTTTCAAAGTAAAAAGTCTGTATGTTTTCCAAGATGGAAGAATTTTAACAGAAAGGTAAGCAATGATATGAGAACAACAATAAAGCTGTTTCTTCCTATTATAATAGCACTCTCCATCACATTTACATCCACAGCACAGCCATCCGGTAGTTTTATCTCCGAGGAAGCGCAGGAATCGTGTGTAAAGTACGGTGAGGAATACGGCATCTGCCCGGAACTGCTCATGGCAATGATTGAGAAAGAATCATCCGGCAGACCGGATGTGGAAAGCGGTGGTTGCAAAGGACTGATGCAAATTTCAGACCGATGGCATACGGACCGGATGAAACGGCTTGGAGTAACAGACATTTACGATCCGGACGGAAATATCCATGTGGGAGCCGACTATTTATCGGAATTGTTTGAAAAGTACTGTGATGTAGGAATTGCCCTCATGGTTTACCACGGTGAGAAGAACGCAGATACAAAGACAGAATTAAGTGATTACGCTGACTGGATTCTAACAAGGAGCGCAGAACTGGAAAGGATGAATGGAAAATGACGAACAGAGAGAAGTATGCAGAACAAATTCTTGATATGGCTGTTAATACCATTTCAATAGCTGTTGATAAAGAAGGAAAACCGTGCGATTGCAATGCAATACGCTGCTCAGATTGCACGTTTATCGGTGGAAGGTGCAGAAAAGGGCTCAAAGAATGGTCAGAGCAGGAATATGTAGAGCCTACGGTGGATTGGTCGAAAGTGCATGTGGATACGAAAATTCTGGTGAGAGATTCAGAAGATGGACGTTGGGAAAAAAGACATTTCGCAAGATACGAAAATAATATTGTTTTTGCATGGGACAGCGGTTGTACATCTTATTCTGCTAACGGATACTATAATGTTTCAACTTGGAAGTATGCCAAACTTGCGGAGGAAGATGTATGAGTGCCAAAAGGCGGTTTACAGTCAAAGGAGTAATCGGAAGATTCTTATTTAATCCTAAAGAGTGGGAAATCGACCGTGAAACATCATTTTACTACCGACTGGTGAACCGTGAGACAGGAATGAAAAAATGGGTAAGAAAGGAGTATTTCCATGTTGAAGAAAGAAATTATCCCTATCGTCCGTGCGAATGAGATTTTGATTGCAGGACTGTTAGATGCAGGAATCTTGTATATCGGAGATGACAACATGATTCACGCAACAGAAGACTGAAAGCCGGAGGAATGAGGAAATGGAAAGGAAAATCAGAAAAATCTTGGTAGAACTTGGGATGAAACAGTACTTGCCTGGATTCCAGTACATCATCGAGGTTGAAATGTTGATGTTTGAAAATAGAAACAGAAGACTTTCTGAAATCTACCGAATTATCGGGGAGGAACACAGCACAAAAGAAAAAAGTGTGTATCAGGCTATTAAGTGGGTAGTTGGCAATATTAACACAACAACAGAGTTGTACAAGAAAATCAACGAGACAGACAAGCCGGTATCAATCTATATGTTTGTAAATTCATTGTATTTGTATCTTTGGGAGGATAGGAAAAATGAGGATTAAGCACATCTTTTTGCAGAATTTCTGTAAATTCTATGGCTATAACACACTGGACACAGATATTTACGACCGGACAGAGATTTCCGGAGCGAATGAAACTGGAAAGTCCACAATCAAGAGAGCAATCCAGCATATTTTTGGCTGCCGTGACGAGAACGGCAAAGAGATTAGCGGAATCAGACCGCATGACAAAGACGGTAACGACATTGACGGTGACATTACCGAAATGGTTACGGTGGAAGTAGACGGAGAAGAAAAGGTCCTGAAAAAGGTTTGTCGGAAGAATTACAACAAAAAAGGTGAGTTCACAGGAAATGTGACAGACTACTATATCAACGACATTCCTAAGAAACAGGCTGATTTTGACAGTTTTTTGGAAGAGTGTGCTTGTGATAAGAACAGATTTTCTCTTTGCATCAATGCCATGACACTGTTGCTTAAAGGCGGTACAGAGCAGAGAGCAATTCTTGTTGATATGTTTGGTCAGCACAGTAATGATGACATTTGCAATCAATTTCCGGAGTTTGAAGAATTAAGGGCTATTCTGCAGGACGGCACGGTTGATGAACTGAAAAAGCGTTGCAATACACAGTTATACGGTACAAGGGGAAGAAATGGAACCAAGGGCTTGCAGGACCTGTTAGATGAAATTCCGAGCCGTATTGACGAGGTGAGCCGTCAGAGAGTGGATATTGACCTTGCGGATCTGGAACTGAAAAAGAAAGCTTTACTGGATAAGCTGTCAGAGAACATTAAGCAGCAGACAGATACGCAGAACAGCATGATTTCCTACGATAAGCTTTCAGATGGAATTATTGAGTTAAAAGGTCAGTTGAGTGCATTGCAGCAGAAAGCAAATGAAAAACTGGATGCGGACAGAAGAGAGAAGCGAACAACACTGAATCAGATTCAGAATGAGCATCAGAAAGAGTTGCTTAAGGCAGATACCATTCGTGAAGAGATCACTGCACTGGAAAAGCGTATCGCACAGTATGAACAGAAGAGACAGGAATTGAAGAAGAGTTGGGATTTGAATAAAAGCCTTAAATTTGATGAAAATTCTCTGATTTGTTCCTACTGTGGACAGGAATATCCGGAAGAGAAGAAAGAGCAGTTAAGAACGGAGTTTGATGTACATAAGGCACATAAATTGGAACTGATTACCAAAGAGGGTTCTTCCTGCGCTGACCATATCAAAGCGGATCAGACAGAATTGGAACATAAGCGTGAGGAACTGAAAAAGACCGAGGATGAAGTGGAACGGTTGGAAAAAGAGATTGCCATTGCTGATAATGCCTTAAATTCCATTCCGGCAAGCGTGGATATTTCCAACACAGAAGAATACAAAGCTTTCCAGTCACAGATTGCAGAGAAAGAAGCTTCCATGAACAAATTCACTGACATGAATCTTCTTAGATTCCAGTTAAAATGTGATGAAGAGCAGATACGCAAGGATATTTCCGTGGTTGATAAGTCTTTGGCGAGTGTAAGCATTAACGAGAGTGTGGATAAGCGTATTGCAGAACTGGAACAGGAGCGCAAGAATATTGCACAGAAGATTACGGATGTGCAGGCACAGCTTGACCTGTTAAAGAAATTCAGCCGGAAGAAGAACGAACTGTTGGAAGCTGATGTGAACGAGTATTTGGAGTTCTGCCACGTTAAGATGTTCAGACCGCTTGTGAACGGTGATACCGAGGAATGTTGCGACTTTATCTACAAGGGAGAACCGTACAGCCGGAACATGAACCACGGAGCAAGGATTCTGACGGAAATCGACATTTGCAATGCGTTTCAGAAGCGGTGCGGTGTGGAATTGCCTATCATGGTTGACGATACCGAGAGCCTTGACCCTTGGAAGATTCCTGATGTTGACAGTCAGTTGATTATGTTTCGCAGAAGTGATGATGTGAGTTTGAGAGTGGAGGAAGTGAAGAATGAGTAATGAAGCAGAGAAACGCTACATTGTCGAGCGTGAGTTTGAACACGTAGGGTATAAATGCGTTGTGATATTTGGAAATATGGCTCACAGGTGCGGATATGTTGGCATTCCAAAGAATCATACGTTATACGGAAAAAATTATGATTACCATCTTGAAATTAAAAAATCAAATATTTGGGGCAGAGAAGTAAGTGGCATTTTCCCTTTGCTTGGTGCTTACATGGATGAAGATGAAAGAATCCGCATTGAAGCATATTTCCAGTGCCACGGTGGTATTACATACGCAGGCGGTGGAAAAAATTCAAATTATCCTATCAAAAGTGATTTATGGTGGTTTGGGTTCGATTGCGGTCACGCTGGAGATAAGGCGGATTTTGATTATGCAATACAGAAATTCCCAAGCCGTAAAGAAATTTATCAGATGCAAAAAATGATAGAAAGTAAATTTCCTGTTGGTGTCGATGTCGTTCGTTCAGAAGAATATGTTGCTGATGAATGTAAGAAGTTGGCGGAGCAATTGAAAGAGTTTGAAAGGAATGAAGAGAATGCAGATTAAGAAAGAGACAGTCATTTCTGTTTTGACAACAAGCGGAGAAACAATCAATGTCGGTGACACCGTGGTTTTTAATGCAGAGGGCAAGTGCTACACGGGTGTTTACATGGGTCTGACAGATCGTGGAGCATTGAAATTCAAGGGAAAGATTTCCGGTACTGATGTCACATGGAATGTAATGCCTAAGAGCATTAAGGAGATTTGCAAGGCTGATGTAAAAGTGAAAAATGATGAATTTGGCAAGTTTATGAACGAGCCGGAAAGCGAGGAATAAGTATGAAACATAAATTCCATGTTGGAGATGTGGTTAAACCAAACAAAAAAGCAGATGAAAATTATACCATAACTACCACATCTGTTGTAAGAGAAGCCATTGTTACAGAATTAAGAGACTATACGATGGATATAAAAATCATAAAAGGGTCACGCAGTGTTGGGAAAGTATTTTCGGTTAAAGAAGAATGTTTTGATTTGGTAAGAAAAGCAAAACAGGAAACCATTGTCATCTACCGCAACGACAACAAAGTGGTTGCACTGGACAAGACCACTGGCGAGAAAGCAGAAGCAAAATGCAATCCGGCTGATGAATTTGATTTCCGTACTGGTGCTAAGTTGGCTTTTGATAGGCTGATGGGCGAAGATGTAAAGCCTGATAACGGTGTCAGGGAGGTGAAGAGGAAAGCTAAAGTCGGTGAGTACATCAAAATTGTGGATGCAAAACCTTTTCTTATACCATATGAAAACGGAGAGATTTTCAGAGTAATTGGTATTAAGAACGCAACATGTAATGTTAAAAACTCTGTTAAAAGCTGTTGCGTATGGCACGACGAGTACGTTGTCCTTGAAAACTACAAACCGGAAGAGGATGACAGCAAAATTCATGTCGGTGACATGGTAGAGGTAACACATAGAGGTCATTGCTATTCAACATACGATACATGGAGTGGACTTGGAAATTATAGGCAAAATTATGTTAATGAAGTTTCTGTTGAAGACGGGATGGTTGCAAAGGTTTTGAACATTGCAAATCATGATGACGTGCACGGCGAATGTAAACTTCTTGCACTGATTCAGAATCCAAAGACAACCCAGGTATTCATCATCGGAATTGAAGGACTTAAGAAAGTAGAAAGGTAGGTACGAGGTATGGCAGAAGAAAAGAAGCAGGAAAACACAGGAATTGTGGAATACGAATCAAATGGGGAAATTGTAAAAATTTCCCCATCAACGGTAAGAAAGTACCTTGTAAGCGGTGGTGGAAACGTATCGGATCAGGAAGTAATGATGTTTATGTCTCTTTGCAGATATCAGCATCTTAATCCTTTTTTGAAAGAAGCATACCTAATTAAGTTTGGAAACAATGATCCTGCTACGATTGTTACCGGAAAAGATGTTTTTACAAAAAGAGCCGATGCAAATCCGAATTATGCAGGAAAAAAAGCAGGAATTATTGTTCAGAAGAAAGATGGTTCTGTTGAAGAAAGAGAAGGATCTTTTGTACTTAAGGATGAATCTATTGTAGGAGGTTGGGCGAAAGTATTTATAAAAGGAAGAGAAACACCGGAGTACCAGTCAGTATCTTTCGATGAATATGTTGGAAGAAAAAAAGATGGAACAATCAACGGTCAATGGTCTAAAAAGCCTGCAACAATGATAAGAAAAGTTGCTGTTGTACAGGCATTAAGAGAAGCTTTTCCGGATAAATTCCAAGGCCTGTATGCACAGGAAGAATTTCCTGATGTTTCAGATGTGAAACTTGATGTAGAAAAAGTTGCGGCAGAGGAAATTCAGGCAAACGCAAATTCTGTTGATTTTCCCGATGCAACTTTTGAGGAAGTCACCACGGACAGCACGGAACAGACCATTGCTAACGCAGAGACACCGGATTGCTTTAAGTAGGAGGAAAAAATCTATGAAGATTTTGGAAGGGAAAGAGAAAGAATACAAAGACTGGTACGACAAAAACGATGATCCGTACGGCAGAGCATGTTTTACTTATGCAGAGCGTTGGGCTGAAATGATGGAGCCGGGAATTGAAAATTCGGGCAATCCCATGCAGTACCTTATTGATAATGCTGGAAAGTTATCACATGAAGCAGACGAAGAAGGAATTACAGGATTCATGTATGGATGTGCCGTAAGCATCTTATCCCAGTGTTGGGAGTATGGAGAAGTACTTCAGAAATGGCATAACATGGAATGGGGTTATGACGGTGACGGAGTTGTTAATCCGGCAATTATGAAGATCGGTGGTGCAAAGTGAAACTGAAATGTTTAGGTTCCGGTTCTTCCGGTAACTGTTATGCACTGGTGGCAGATGATGGTGAAACACTTCTGCTTGATGCCGGAATACCTATTATCGACATAAAACGTGGTCTTGGTTGGAATGTAAAAAGTGTGGTGGGTGCAGTAGTAACCCACCACCATAAAGACCATTCTCAATCGGTTATTGATTTGGAAGTCATGGGAATACCAGTGTTCAAACCATATGAAAGCCTTGAACCTATTGAAATCGGAAAAAGTGAGTGGAGAATACAGGGATTTGACCTGACAACACTGGACGGCAAATGGACTCACACGAACGCAGACGGTACGGAATGCCCTTGTTATGGATTTCTGATAACACATCCGGAAATGGGAAAACTTCTGTACATTACCGACACGGAATTTTGCAAGTGGAGATTTGCAGATGTAAACCACATTTTAATCTCATGTAACTATCAGAAAAAGTACATTGATGATGAAAATGTTGCGAAAAGGAATCACGTTTTTCGTGGTCACATGGAACTTGGAACTGTGAAAGATTTTGTGATGGCTAACAAGACAGATAGATTGCAAAACGTCATATTGTGCCATTTAAGCAGAGATAATGCAGTACCCAGTGAATGTGTTGCAGAGGTAAAAAAGATTGCTCCTATGGCTCATGTGGACGTTGCACAGGGCGGTAAGGAATGGATTTTGAGGAATGGAAAGGAGTGTCCGTTTTGAGCAAAAGAGTATTAGACGCTTGTTGCGGAAGTAGAATGTTTTGGTTTGATAAGCAGAATCCGGATGTTGTTTTTGCAGATAACCGTGAATTGGAAACCACTTTATGTGACGGAAGAAAACTACTTATTAAACCGGATATAAAAATGGATTTTCGTAATATGCCGTATGAAGATAAAAGCTTCAAAGTGGTTGTTTTTGACCCTCCACATTTGATTCATGCCGGAGAGAAATCTTGGTTAAGACAAAAATACGGAGTACTTCCGGAAGATTGGCCAACATACCTAAAGGCAGGATTCGATGAATGCATGAGAGTTTTAGAGCCGGACGGACTACTTATATTCAAATGGAATGACCAACAGATATCTTTTTCAAAGGTTCTGAAAGTATTCGGACAAAATCCGTTACTTGGAGACCAAAGAGGTATGACAAGATGGGTAGTTTTTATGAAGTGATTAAAAAGGAGAAGTGCGTATGAGTGGTGGAAGTTTTGGTTATTTGTGCTACAAAGATGTGACGGAACTGATGAATAGTTCAAGCATTGCGAACCTTGAAAAAATGGTGCAGCACTTACAGGAATACGGTTACGAGGACATAGCACGAGATACACAGCGGTTGATTGAGTATATCCGGTCGGCAAGTATCAGAATCGAGGTTTTGAGCGAGAATCTTAACGGTGTTTTTCATGCGGTAGAGTGGCATGAGAGCGGAGATATTCGCAGAGAAACCATGATTGCGGAACTGGAAAAGTACAGAAATGGTGGTGCGAATGGCTGACACATTTTATAGACCACTTACACCGCAATTAAGAAGTGAAATAATGCAGAGCATTGATTCCAACATATCCGAACTGAATACCTGTCAAAGCAATTCTTTAGTAAATATGCAAAAGACAGGATATGTGGCATTGAGAAATATTATAAATGCTTTGCCGGACGGATATTTGATTCCATTTGAAAGGCGGTGAAGTGGTTGGCTGATTGGAAGAATGTAGTAAAGGCAAAAGCCATTGAGAAAAATAACCGTGAGCGAATACTGGCTGTTAATCCTCATGTGGACGAAAAAAGCGGAATCTATTTTCTGACAAGGACAGATGAGGGCGGTTTTCGATATGCCTATATCGGGCAAGCGGTAAATCTGCTTTCAAGGCTTGCCGGACACCTTAAAGGATATCAGCACATAGACCTATCAATCAAAAGTCATGGACTGTATTCCACGGACAACATCTATGGTTGGAAAATTGGATTCTTACATTATCCGGTAGATAAACTGGATAAGTGGGAACAGTACTGGATTAAGTGTTATGCGGACAAGGGATATCAGCTTCGGAACAAAACGAGTGGTAGCCAGGGTGAGGGAAAGAAACAAATTGCAGATTACAAACCGCCCAAAGGTTACCGTGATGGCATTCAGCAAGGCAGAATCAACCTTGCAAGGGAACTGTCGAACATTGCTGACAAGCATTTGGTTATAGGATTGAAGCCTGAGAAACAGAACAATTCCATTTCGCAGAAGCAGTATCAGAAGTTTATGGAATTGTTACACACGGAAAAGGACGGTGAAAGTGATGAATAAAACAGACTATGAAGTACTTTTACAATACGTTGAAGAAACTGACAAGGAGTTTTATGAATCTCTTTCTACTCAAAAACAAATTATGTATCTTTGCTATCAATATGGAACTGAATCTTTTAAAAAGTACTTGTTTAAGTATAGATTTCGGCAAGTCTGCAATAAATTAAAGGAGTTTTTCAGAAAATGGTGAAATACAAAGGTGAATGCTGCGGATGTGCAACGGAAGCTTATCCATGTCTCGGCAATAGGTGCCCGAACATAAATGTGAAACATTTGTATTGCGATGATTGTAAGGAAGAGGTAGAGGAACTTTACGATTTTGACGGTGTCCAGTTGTGTGAGAAATGCCTACTAAAAAAGTTTGAGAAGATTACATGATTTGAGGAATGTGTATGCTTGATTTTGGATTTTATAACATGGATTGCTTAGAGGGAATGAAGCTGCTAGATGATAAATCGGTAGATATGATTTTTACAGATTTGCCATACGGAACAACACAATGCTCATGGGATACGGTTATTCCGTTTGATTCACTTTGGGAACAATACTGTAGGGTAATTAAGGATAACGGTGCAATTTTATTATTTGGCGCAGAACCATTCTCTAGTTATTTAAGGCTTAGCAATATAAGTATGTACAAATATGATTGGATATGGCATAAATCACATCCGAGAGGTCATTTGAACGCAAAAAAGCAGCCGATGAGAGCACATGAGATAATCAGTGTTTTTTACAAAAAACAGCCTACATACAATCCTCAGATAACACACGGACACTGCAGAAAGATTTCAAAAAGTGATTTTATCAAGGAATCGAACGGTGATAGTTGTTACGGCCGTGAAGTACGAAAAACCAGTTATGACAGCACAGACAGATACCCTATTGATGTGCAAACCTTCAGTAGCGGAAGTCAACAAGGAAAAATCCATCCGACGCAAAAGCCGGTATCTTTATGCGAATACATGATACTAACATATACGAATAATGGAGATCTGGTATTAGATAGTTGCGCTGGTTCATGTACAACAGGTGTTGCTTGCCATAATACTGGAAGAAATTTTATAGGCTTTGAAAAAGATAAAAGCATATATGAAAGAGGGCTGAACAGATATAAAGAAGAAACAGAACAATTAAATATATTCGATTTGCAAAACATCAGAACTTGAAAAGAGGTGACATAAAAATGCCAAAACATTATGACAACCCACAAGCCATACTTCGTCTGAGACGTGAGACAGAACTTTTGAGACAATCAGCCGAAAGAAGTCCATTCACCGGAATACTGACACTGTTCTGTTATACCTTGTGGAAAGACTACAAGTACTCACAGACGAAACTTTCCGACTTCTGCGGTAAATTTACCGAGTACAACGAAAAGCACGAGAATGAGCCTTATACGGAGTTACAGAATAGGCTTAACGACTTTGCTGACTGGACGATTGAGTATCAGGTATTCACAGAAGCAGATTTTCCAAGATACAAGTCGAAGATAGCACAGGACTGTATCCGAGAACAGGTCAGATGCAACAACAGAATCAATGATTTGTCCACAAGGTACATCCTATATGGAATGGTGATTCTTATGGAAGATGGATTCGGTAAGAAGAAGCTGACGAATTTCAAGGATAAGTTTTCTGACCACATGGACAAAGCAGGAGACAAGTGCAACGGAAAAGATTTCATGGACTTGTGGAAAGAACTGGTGGAAAACACTGGAATCTATATAGAGAAGCCTATTTTTGAGTAAGGAGTTCTAAATGGCAGAAAAACGAATGTTCAGTTCAAAAATAATTGAGAGTGATGCTTTTTTGGATATTCCTGCTACGG